GGGTATAACTCCAGAATCGGGTATAACTCCAGAATCGGGTATAACTCCAGAATCGGGGATAACTCCAGAATCGGGGATAACTCCAGAATCGGGGATAACTCCATAATCGGGGATAACTCCAGAATCGGGGATAACTCCAGAATCGGGGATAACTCCAGAATCGGGTATAACTCCAGAATCGGGGATAACTCCAGAATCGGGGATAACTCCAGAATCGGGGATAACTCCATAATCGGGGATAACTCCAGAATCGGGTATAACCTTATTATAAAAGCCATTTGTTTTTCAGGATCAAAGCATTTTGTTTCTTATTGGGGTTACGATGCGATTCAAATTGGATGCAAAAGCATGAATATTAAAGAATGGAAGCAGTTGTATGAAGAAGTTGGAGAAGACGAAGGTTACACTTCCGAAGAAAAACAAGAGTACAAAGTATACATTGACACCATATCCAAAATCCACGATTCAAAAATATTATTGCCAATCGAAAATAAAAACAAACCTGCAACAAATGAATAACTCATCAAGCAACCCAGTAGTTCAAAGCCTTTTTGCTTTAGAAGCGGAATTGAAAAATTTAAAACACACAAGTAAAGCTCATGCAACCATCTGCGTTGATAGCATAACCCAATTAATGGAGGCGGCCACTTATGTAAAGTGCCATTTATATAACCCCTTCGAAGTGCCATCGCTAGATTATTATCATTTCGATTATCACCTGCCATCAAATCGTGAAATAGTTATCACGGTAAGGACTAAACAGCAATACCGAAAGAAAATACAAATTGAGGCAATATAAAATAAATAATGCCCGACTGCAACACCGGGCATTATTCAATCAGTTATCAAAATGGAAATCAATTATTAATAACTAAAACAAAAGTAATCAAAATGGAAACATCTTCAACAGAAAAAGAATCACAAAGAGAAAAAGAGCTATTATCACTAGGATTTGCTAAGCGAATTTTCGGATTCTCTTTCAACATTATTTTCGTAACCTCTTATCACATCAAATATATGACTGATGATGATTGGAACAGATACATTGATTATCTCACAAAATCTGTAGCCAACACAAAGCTTGAGCTATCAAAAATTCCTGACAAGAAAAAGCTTTTAGACTTTGTTAAAGAATTAAAATCAATTGCAGGTCCGGAGTGTAGAGGCGAACAGGAGAGAATACTTTCAGAAGGTTTGATTGGAGTATTGAGAGATTTTGTTTTACATGCTGAAGAAGAAATTAAATCACTTCCAGATGAGCAAACAGCTTGAAATAGAAATCCCTATTGAACAGCGGAATAGTGATAACTATAAAACCGCAATGGAGGAATATGAAAAAGACAAAAAATTAAAGGATCTGCATCCTGTTCACTTTTGCTACAATCCTGTAAATGGAAAGTTTTTTGTCTCTCGTTTTTTTCAAAAGGAATCAATCGAATCATATAAATGTAAAATTATTCACTAAAACCAAATATCATGTCAACAGAATTAAAACCAATAGAATTGCTAAAAGCGGAACTCCCACAATTAGAAGCTGTATTAAGACTTAACGCAGCTGATGGTGTAGATGTAAAAACATTAGCACTCCAGGAGTTAGAACACATACGAATGCATTGCATTTCAAAACCTGAAATATTAGATTGCCTTCCGGCCACAATTGTTATGGCCGTTAAAACAGTGTTAAAGCAAAATTTATCACTTGATCCAAACGCAGGTTTGGTTTATGTGAAAACTCGAAATGTTAAAGTAAAAGATAACAATGGACAAATGGTGACCAAAAAAGCATTAGAGATAATGCCATCTGCCAACGGAATTATTTCTATTAATCGCCAATGTGGTAGAATATTGGATATGAAAAATCCGGTTGTCACAAAAGATGCAACAGGAAAAGTTATTGCTGTATCAGTTGAAATACTTCTTCCTTCTACTCCTGAACCTAGATGGGAAAAAAGAGAATTTGATGAATCAGATTTTTATCGTTGGAGAAGAGCTTCACACAAAGAAAATGGACGTTACAAAGATGATTTTGGCACAGCTGCTGCAACCGAGTCGTTGAAGTATGCCAATGAAAATTATACCAATTGGAAAGGCGGTATTGACCCGGAGTTTGCAAGAGCAAAAGCAGTGCGTCACGGATTGAAAAAACTTGGAACTAATCCTAATGAAGGAAAATTTAAAAGCATTATTGCACACCCTATTGAAGTAATAGTAGATGCTGAAAAAGATAATGCTGCCGGAAGCGAAGAAGCAAATTATGCTGAAGTAGTTGAATCAACTACCAATGAAGCAATAAAGCCGAATACTGAATTTGCAACAACAAACGATTTATAGATAACCACAGAGGCTCATAAAACGGTTGAGGCGAAAAGTGGGCTATGTTTTTTCCACACAGAGAACATAGCAACCAGATGTGTGTGGAACCGGAGCCACAATGAGAGAAGGGGAGGATTCAAAAGGTACACGATAATTATTGTACTTCTCCTCCCCTTAATTTAAAAAATAGCTAGTAACTAATAACAAAATCAAAATGGAAACAACTGCAACAGAAACAAAAAAATTAGTAGCGAAAATTGATATTGACCCTACTATGATGGAAAAGAAAAGAATAGCCTGGGGCGACTTAGGTGTATCAATTTATGAAAATGAATTGCTTATTCAAGCAAGAGCACAACAGTCAATTGCTAAAATTAAAATCCCTACAAAAATTGAGGAAGTGAAAGATGCAGAGGTTTTAATGAAGGAAATAAAAGCAGACTGTGCAGCTATTACCAACTCAAGAAAATCGATCACATCAAAATTCGATGATGTGAGTAAACGATTAATGGAACCGGAAAAATCATTCCTGCCTCATATTGAAGCACTGGAAAAGAGTATCATCGCATTGAAAAAAGCAGATGAAGAAAAAAAACGTGTTGAATCACAAAAAATTGAGAAGAGAAAACAATGTAGAGAATTTTTAATCAACACTAAAAATAATGCTGAGGCAGCTTTCCAAAACAAAATCAATGAGAAAGTTGCCAAAGTATATGAGTATGCATTAGGTGAAGGAAACATTGGAATGGCTGAATTAGCTGACTTCATTAAACTAGCACTTACACGTTTAACAGAAGTTGATTTCAAAATACAATATCCATTAAATTCTTTTAGTGATGTTGTTACTACTGATGAATACATGGCATTATGTAATGAACTTTTAATTTTCGATTCTAAGAAGTATTTATCACAATACGAGAACGAAATCAGAGCAAAGTTCACAGACTATGAAGTGGCATTAAATAATAAAGCAGAGGCTTTAAAATTAGCCAAGGATGCAGCAGCTGCAAAAGCACAAGATATCCAAAACGAAAAAGCCAATGCGGATGTAGCAGCAAAATTAAGCACATTGGCTATTGCTCCGGTTGTATCAAATGACTTAAAAGCACTGAAACAATCTTACGAACTAGATATGGAAGAAAGTGTGGAGAACATGATCGCTATCGTAACTGCATTTGCAGCTAATATTCATTTGTGTTTACCAAAGTTGAAAGTAAATAAATGGTTTGCATGTACTGCATCACAATTAGGAATTGCTCTAGCAAAAGTAAAATGTGATGACAATAACTTTCAGCCATCAGGTATCACATTTAAACAAGTGGATAAGCTTTAATGGCGAAAACACATTGTGGTCTCCTTGTATCAAAAAGATTGCTTGTTAAAAAGCACAAAGCCGAAAGCCACTTACAAAATGTAAAAAAGGAAAAGCGGCTTCAGATTATAAATAAAATAAAAGACTCCATCGAGTGTATGGAGAATAAAATTGAAGTAATTAAATACCATTTAAAATGAAATCAATCGAAGAAATCAACACAAATATTCCTGAAGGCAAATTGCTGCTTGCGGCTCTTGCTATAATAACAACAGAAAGCAGAACAGACCAAACTCCTGACCAAGTATTACAAGTTGTTGTTGAAAATTCTTATAGCATTTTTAATCACAACACTTCCAATGAAATTGTTCCAAATGAAAAATGCTGGCCAGAAAGTAGCAATGTTGAAAAGACAGAGTTTGACAATATAAATCGAGTGCTTGTTGTAACATTTAAAAACAACAAAAAATATGCTTATCAGGACTTCCTTGAAAAGGATTGGAAGAAATTATTAGTAGCTAAATCAATTGGTAAGCACATAAATTCTGAAGTAAAAGGTGTTCACTTATCAGTTGAAATCACAGAAGCTAAACCGGCTGTTCAAGAAAGTGCTAACATTCCTAATTCATCTGATTTATAACCATGATTGAATACACAAACATCATCCAACACGATAATATTCCTTTTGAGGACTATTTAAAACTACCGGGATACAGCCATTCATTTCTGAAGCGTGAACGCTTTGGAGTTGTAGAAGAACTAACCATTACCGAAAACATTACTATTGGTAAGTTAGTGGATGGGATAATCACAGACCCCGAAACTGTTAATATGTTGGATCCATTATATCCAACAGCAAGAGCCATTGCCGTGGAAATAAAAAACACTTTCGGGGCTGTATTACCTCAATTCAAAAAGCAATTAAGTTACACAGCCGATATTGTTCACAACGGATTTATTATGGCAACAACAGGAAGATTAGATTTTCTTCTTCCTAAACATTGTGTGCTTGATTTGAAAGTAACCAAATCAAAAGATGTACATGGATTAATTGAATACATGGGTTATAAAAATCAGGTATGGCACTATGCTAAAATGGCTAAAGTGAATGATGGATATTTTATGATCCATAGCATACCATTGAAAAAGAATTTTCTTATCCCATTAGACTGTCGTGATAACATGAATGATTTCTGGGCCGATAAAATTATAAAATTCGGGAGGGTTGCAGCATGAGTAAATTAACTGAAGCACAAGAGCATTCACTAGTTTGTAAGTGGCTCAAACAAGTACACCCTGGAGTAATGTTTAATACTGATATGAGTGGAATACGTTTGTCAGTTGGTATGGCAGTAAAAGCAAAAACATTACGCTCTCATAATGGATTCCCTGATTTATTCATCATCGAAAAAAGAGGAGAGTATGCAGGATTGTTCATCGAATTAAAACGGACTGGAGAAAAGCTACTTATGAAAGATGGCACCACACCTATATCCGACCATGTGGCTGAGCAGTTTGCAGTAAAGCTTGAATTACAAAGAAGAGGATTCAAGTGTGAATTTGCAATTGGATATGAAATGGCACAGAATATTATCAACGAGTACCTAACAATTAATAACTAAAAAAATGGCAAAGAAAAAAAACAAAAAAGAAACTGAAGCTACAGAAGCAAAAGCAATTGAAATCACCGCAGCAGCAATCAAAGACGATTTCTGTCACTATTCATTCGCTATCCTTTCCGGTGTAGGAATTGGTGACAAACACAATGTAAAAGGAAGTGGTATTGTTGATGAAGATTTAAAAATTGCATTTGCCCGGTTAAATGTTCACATGGCAGCTATTGATGATGCTTTTAAATCTATTGATGTAGATAACATCGATAAGTATCACAATAGCGATCAAGCCCACCTCTACATTGTAACAGGCTTTGAAATTAAAGGTTCCGAAGAAAATAGACAAATTATTTTAATTGGAAGCAAACACATCAATGTTGGTGGACGCATTGAAATGAAAACACCAAAAATTCTTTTAGAGCCTGGTACATCCTATAAATGGTACAATGAGTTACTAGAAGAATCAAACAAATGCATTGCTGAAGTGGAAGAATACAGAAACGGCAAATGCACTCCAGTTGAAGTGGAGACAACAAACGATCCAGACCAACTAAGCCTAGTAGACCAAGCAGACGAATTTGAAAACGCAAAACAGTAAATGATTTTCACTCCACGCACATATCAAGTTGAGGCAATTGATGCCAATGTAGCTTACTTTAAAGGTAAGGGCAATCACAATGCTTTTGAGATTCTTCCAACAGGATCAGGAAAAAGTGTTGTGATTGCAAACACGGCAATGAGTTTGGATTCTAAAACAATTGTTTTCCAACCATCCAAAGAAATATTGGAACAGAACTTAAAAAAGTTTATGTCTTACGGATATCGTGCAGGAGTGTATTCAGCATCTGCCGGAAGTAAATTCATTGATAAAATTACATTCGCAACGATTGGTAGTGTTGCAAAAAAACATCACTTATTCCGAGATGTAAAAAACATTATTATTGATGAATGCCATTTAGTAAATGCAAATGGAGGAATGTATCACGATTTTATTCACTCTCTTCCGGATGCAAAAGTCTTAGGATTGACAGCAACACCTTATCGCTTAACAACAGGATTTGATGGAGCGCAATTAAAATTCATCAACAGAACGAATCCCAGAATCTTTAATAAGTGCATATATCACATTCAGAACGATGTTCTTTTCAATGCTGGACACTTAGCCCAACTAGAGTATTATAACTTCAACGTAGTGGACAGAAGTATGCTTCAAACAAATTCTAATGGAACTGATTTTACAGATGCAAGTTTGAAAAGCTATTACCGACAAATCAATATGCCTCAGCGCACCATTGGTTATGCAAATAGAATTCTGCAAAAGCGAAATAACATACTTGTTTTCTGCACACTGATATCGGAAGCAAACGAAGTTTCAAAAGGAATACCAGGATCAGTTGTATTAACTGGAGAAACGGATGCAAAAGTTAGAGAACGAATTTTAATGCAATTCAAGTCAGGCAAAATAAGATGTGTCATAAATGTGGGAGTACTCACAACCGGTTTTGATTATCCTGAATTAGAAGCTGTATTGATAGCTCGATCAACTATGTCACTGGCATTGTATTATCAAATTGTAGGACGTGTTATGAGGCCATTTACTTATCCTGATGGAACTAAAAAAATTGGATGGGTGGTTGATATGGGAGGTAACATAAACTTCTTCGGAAAGATTGAAACAATGAAAATACAAACCACAGAAAAAGGTCTAATGTCCATTTGGAACAATGGAAAGCAATTAACTAACGTAACATTCACTAAAAAATAAAACATGAAATACAGTCCAAAATTAAAAACAGCCATGGAGCGCATCAAAGCAATTTGTAAAGAATACGATATTGCTGCATCAATTGTTTTGCACACTCCAGGCTTCAGCGAATATTTGTTGAAGGTAGATACTACATATTCTTGCGCAAAATTTGAAGGTGATTTTTTAAGAATTAAAGCCAAACTTGAAGAGGATTTTCAAGGGGATAAACAAGCATGGAATAAAAAAGTATCTGATACTGTGAACATGTTCACTCATTTTACTGATGTCAACGGGAATACTTTTCTGAATACAACAAAAATATTAGAAGAGTTAGCAAAGAAAATAGACATTGAAAATTCAAAAGGCAATCATAGCTCACATACAACTCAAAACAATTAATTAATTAAAAACCAATCAAAATGGAAACAACTTTTTTTCAAGAATTAGCAGCCATAGTGTTGCAAGACAAACAATCAATCAGAATCACCGTTACAAAAGTTGGTGAGGATTTAACAGCTCTTGTTGTGCATGAAGGAAAGCACATTAACATGAGTGGTACAGCTGCTGAATTTGATGCTGAATTTTTAAATCAAATCAAATCTATTCCTAATCAGGAAAAAAAGTTCACTGCTGAAGTAAGTGATGCTCCTGAAACGGAAGAGGAAGAAGAAGGAAGCGATGACGACAAAACAGCATCAAAGAAGGCAGATGCAAAAAAAGCGGATAAAAAAGCTGCTAATAAAAAAGAGGAAAAGAAGGCAGGTGCAAAGCCGGAAGTAGAAAAAATAGAAACAGAAAAGAAAGAAGGAAGCCATGCACCTTCAGTAGATGCAGAAACTGAAAACAAAAAAACAGTATTTAAGCACTCAATGGCCACTGGCAAAAAATTATTTGATGAGCGCAAATACAAGGATGCAGAAAATGCTTTCAAAGAAGCATTGGATTTATTCCCGGATGATGCAACAGCAAAAACAGAATACGAGAAAGCTGTTAAATGGGTGAAAGCAGTGGAGAGTTTATAATCATTAATTAAAATAGGAGGAAACAATAAATGGCATTACAAGTAAATGTTGCAAAAAGAAAATTCACCATTCAAGTGGATAGTAAAAAAATAGACTTACCGGATCCAAATCCAAAAATGTCTATTCAGGAGGTAATCAATCATTATAGTGGAGAATATCCACAACTTATTACTGCATCAGTAAGTGGTCCGAAAATGAAAGACGATGCAGCTGTGTACGAATTTAAATCTGTTATCGGAACAAAAGGATAAATGAAAACAATGGCTCTTTTAAAAAGGCTGAAAAACGAATGCGACACACAACCAAAATACAACGTAGACCTGCACCAAAATCTGGCAAAAGCATTCAGAGATTCTCTCATCAACAGAAAAGAATATCTGAATACGGAATTTCAGGAGGAAAAAGAAGGAAACTTACAACTTCCTCCTCCGGAAATGCTTTGCCCTCTTTTATAGGTGTTGAGCTTAAAAAGGTGAGTGCATTCAAAGACGGCATTCAATATCAGTTCAGAAAACAATTTACTGGCCACGATACATTGATTGATATTTATCACTGTTTAAGAAATGCGCCAACTTTTGTTGATAGAACAGACTGGAACAGCTCTACTACTATTGATGAAATTGCAGATTGGTTATTTTCAGAGGTAAAGAAAGCTGCCGGAGATAATGACTGGTGTATTTATATGGATTTCAATTCAGACAGGTATGTAATAAAATATTTTACAGAATATCCAGAACTTGAAGGATTATACACCATGCCGCTCGAATGGCTGCCTGATTTACAAAAATGGAACGTGGAGCTTTACGAACTAACATTGTGTACACTCGGAAGGATGATTTTGAATCATAGCATTTCAACTGGAAGTCAATTCGAAGATATGATAGTCCACGAATTGCCATTGGAGGAATCAGATGATGAAGAATGGAACCATTGGTTTGAAATAGATGTAGCAAAATATAAACACAATGGACAATGGAGGCAATTGTTGCAATTTATTTTTAAGTATGGCAGAGAAATTTCAGAGGCAGATTGCATCAAAAAAATAAATGAATACAAGCCAAGAAGCCTAAAGCAGCGCATACATCACAACTGGCTAAAATTAGCTATACCTATTTTAGAGCAACCATTTAATTTATATCGATTCAATTTTAATCCTGACGACCCGGAAAATAATGATGGAACACCAATTATTCCATCTGATTATTACTCATTTGTTCACTCTTTTTATGATAAAGTATTCGAGAAAATTGAAGAGTGGCAAAATGATACAGCTGGCCAATTAGGAGTAATGGCGCCTTATGAAGTTGGCGAATTTAATCAAAACGAACATATTCAGCCTGAACCAATAGCGCCATTAAAAGCTCTAAAAGAGTTTATGAAAGAAGGAAGAGCGATGTACTTTCAGTATTACAATTTAAAATATAAAAATCATTATGATAGTAGAAGAGACGATACTTCCTTTTGATCCTGTACAAGCAATCATTGTATATAAAAAAGGCTCTGATTATTATTTAGAATCACATGCTATACTGAAGGACGGTGATAAATATAAGTGGACGGAAGGAAAGCCATTGACATCAGATTCTTTAATTGGGGTAGCAAAAGCCCTTGGAGAAAAGCAATTTGAACCCATGCAATCAAAAGGTGTTCTTCCTGACAATTTGATTTATTTGAAACAGGAATATGCCAATACAACATTGATGTGGTTTATTCCTTCACAAAAAAGGATGCTGCACTTCAACAAACAATTGAAATTAAAATCCGGAACAATCGTGTGTCCTCCTATGCTATTTGCAGTTGTAAAGAAAAACTTGTATGTATTTGCCCTGGAGAAAAACACACGACCAACAGAAAAATCAAAGTTATACAAAGCTCCTTTTTTCAATCAATACGAAGATGGCGAAGTTTGCATGGGAAACACTACTGAAGCAAAAAGATTACCTACTATTCAGGAAGAAATGAAGCGATGGGAGCGTAGGTATTTTGGCTCGGAGTTCACGCATCTAATAGATACAAATGTGGTTCAGAAGAAGTATAACCTATCCGTTATTTTAAAGAGAAATGTTGGTACAAATCAAGTGTTTTTTAAAGATGCATTTGTACTCAGCAAATACAAAACAGTTAATGGATTTATCAACTCAATTACCAAGTAGAATGAAAAAAAAGGCTCACGAACTAATATTTATAAGTCAAATCAATAGGGATGGTGTGGCACAACACCTGTTGAAAAAAGCTATTTGAAATCAATGTTAACCAATAAACTTATGAAAGATGATTTATTTGAACTGAATCAATTGTCACTAACTGAAGGAACTTTTATTGCAAGCGGATTTAATTCATTTGTTGTTAAACTGAAGTAATATATTATGAAAATACATTTTGTACACGAATATTTACTTAACCCAGTTCATCCAATCACTGTGAATGTTATTGGCGCAGGAGGAAATGGTAGTCAGGTATTAACACAGTTGGCTCGCATAGACCAATCATTAAAGAAACTTGGCCACTTAGGATTGCATGTTACTTGCTTTGATGATGATATAGTTACAGAAGCAAATCTTGGAAGACAATTGTTTTCTCCTGCTGATTTGGGAGTTAATAAAGCTGTTGTATTGATTACTAGATTAAATAGATTCTTTGGGACTTCATGGGATGCAATGCCTATAAGATATAATCTGAAGGCTCTTAATCGACATGCAAACATCACCATCAGTTGTGTTGATACAATTGCTTCCAGAATACTTATTGATGAGTGCATACATGATACAAAAACAAATGCAGAGCCATTTGAAAAGCCTTACTATTGGATGGATATTGGAAACACTCAGCACTCCGGACAATTCGTTATAAGCACTGTTTATATCCAGCAACAACCAAAGAGCAAACATAAAACTGCTGCTATTTTGCAAGACCTATTTCAATTATTTCCTGGACTAAAAAAACAAAAGGAAGACACGAACACTCCGAGCTGTTCACTTGCTGAAGCATTATCAAAGCAGGATTTATTTATCAACTCAACATTAGTGCAGTTGGCAATGGGGACATTATGGAAGATGTTCCGGGAAGGAAAATTAGATTATCAGGGAGCATTCCTGAATTTACAAACGCTTAAAATATCTACAATTAATTTATGAATAAATCACCTGCATTTCAATTATACGTACAAGATTTTTTGGTAGGTACTATGCACATGTCAGCAGAGCAGGTTGGAGCATATATACTTCTGTTGCTATATCAATGGGACAAAGGAATGGTGCCAACGAATAAAGATAAGCTAGCTGGCATTGCAAGATGTGAGGTTGAAACAATCGAATTTATCATTGATAAATTTCCAAAAGGAGAAGACGGCTTGTTGAGAAATAAACGATTAGAACTGATCCGGGAAGAACAAATTGCAAACAGAGAAAAAAGAAGAAAATCGGGATTAGCTGGGAATGCAAAAAGATGGAATGGCGAAAAACAAATTACTGAAATCCAACCAAGACCATTATTAACTGAGGCAGCAAAGGAATTTTTCTACATTGGATTAACTCGCTATAAAGCCAATATCTCTGATTACATAAAAGAGAATATGCCTGAGTTTTTAAATCTTTGGAGAATGAAAAACAAGGCAATTGATTTAACAAAATTGCTGAATCAAATGGATTCTGACTATGCTGGATACAAGTTCACTGACGAGAATCATATTCAAAATTCATTAAAGAAAACTGCCAAAGAATTAGATAAGCCTGTATATAAAGGAGGCCAAAAAGAAGCTAATAAAACTACAACAACATCAGCACCTAGGCCATTTGAATTAAAATGAATGAAGTAAATAAATATAATAAAAAGAATAAATCCTCTCAATTAGCTCGACCTTCTTTAGATGTTAAGCTTCCTCCTCAAGCAATTGATTTGGAAGAGGCTGTGCTTGGGTCATTAATGCTGAACCTCGAATCTGTTCACGTTATTGCAGATATACTTAAGCCAGAATCGTTCTACAAAGAAACACATGAGTTAATTTATAGTGCAATAATAAATTTATATAAAAAAAGTATCACGCCTGACATACTTAGTGTAACTCAGGAATTAAAAAGAACTGAAAAGCTAGATTTGGTTGGAGGTCCTTGGTATATTACTCAGCTCACAAATCGAGAATCAAATCAAGCTGAGTACCATGCTCGTATTATTCAACAAAAATTTATTCAGAGGGAATTGATTCGATTAAGCACAGAAGTGATGCAGGAAGCCTATTCTGACCATGCAGATTGCTTTGATGTTTTAGAGTCGTTAGAAAAGGGATTAACGGCTATAACAAAAGATGTTGCAATTGGCAAGGTTCAGTCAATTGCAACTATGTGGAATGAAGTGATGGCACACAATGAAGTGCTTTTAACAAAAAAAGGAATTTCAGGTGTTCCTTCGGGATATCCAAACATTGACAGGATAACTGCAGGTTGGCAATCACCCGATTTAATTATTATAGCTGCTCGTCCGGCAATGGGTAAAACATCACTGGTTTGTAATTTCGCTCGGAATGCATCTGTTGACTTTAAAATACCAGGGGTTATATTTTCATTAGAGATGTCTTCCCGACAAATTGCAACACGAATTTTTGCATTAGAAAGCGATACCTCTATTTCAGATTTTACAAGAAGAGGAATTGCAAACGAGCAATTAACATACATACAAAATAATTGTATCAAATTAATCAACTCACCTTTATACTTAGATGACACTCCAAGCATTTCTATCACTGAATTAAGGAGTAAAGCTCGGAAACTGAAAAGAGAAAAGGGTATTGGTTATATCATTGTTGATTACTTGCAATTGATGGAAGGTGTTAAAAATAATAGTATAAAAGAAAATCGTGAGCAAGTGATATCCTCAATAAGTAGAGGATTAAAATCACTTGCCAAAGAATTAGAAATACCTATAATTGCATTATCACAGTTAAGTCGTGCAGTTGAAACTAGGGGAGGAGATAAACGACCTCAGCTTTCAGATTTACGTGAATCTGGAGCCATTGAACAGGATGCCGATATCGTTGCTTTTATACATCGTCCGGAATATTACAATGTATTTGAATATGACAATGGAGAAGATGCTAGAGGTGTAGCTGAAATAATATTTGCAAAACATAGGAATGGGCCTATTGGAACAGAAAAACTTCGATTCATTAGTCACCTGACAAAGTTTTTGCCATCGAATGACACTCCTTCATATAATTCTGTGACTCCAATTGATTATACAGAACCAAGAAAAAACAGTATGGAATCAAACGACAATTTTTTAGATGACGACAAATTTGTTCACTTATAATTATGAAAATTAAACAAGAAAATATAAGCACTATGCTCATTCCTGCTTTACTCAGATATGAGATAGAGCCATTTCATCTAGTCGAAAAAATAAGCATGATTAAGAATATTCCACTTTTAGATTTTCTGACTAAAAACAAGCCGGTGCATTTACGAGATACAAAATATATGACTTATTTCTTATTAAAGAAGCATCACGATTTAACACTTGAGCAAATTGGCGAAATTTTTGGGAAGAAGCATGAGTCTATCATTCGTGGCATAAGAAAATTTCATGAATTAAAAAGCAGCAACACCCAATTTAGAAACGATTACAACCAATTGATATTTAATTTACCAAGATTAAAATGATAGGAATAAACAAACAAATAGAATACTACAAAGCAAATGCAGTAGCAATAGATAAGGCCGTGCAGCAGCTTAGCTTGATTGCAAAAAAGAGTTTAGCTATGAAAGTAAATATTGCTATTGATGGTTTGATTTTAAGAGCTCTCAATCAATACATGGAGAAAAAATATGAGCGGCCAGCTTTTAGAAAAGGTGGATTTGTTGGGTCTAGTGAATATTGTATTTATTCGACTCCTAGAGGAGAATATAGATTTGTTGCTGAAGCAAATAAAATTTCAAAATTTGAATTATATCATATGTCTCAAACCATTTCCCTATTTACAAGGAATTCATCTGACCCAATATGGATAAAGGCATTTGGAATTTACAACAATGATAAATCGAACAGAAGATTGGGAATGGATTGCAGACCTTGCTATGCAAAAGTATTAACATATTTTAATTCAAAAAGTAAATAGCATGGTGCAATATTCAGACATAGAACTAGAAGAGTTTAAAGCAAATCTGCTTCAGAAAATTGAATTAGCAAAAAACGAGCTTTTTCATCTTGAAAACCGAGACCATCCAATTGTTGACCAGATAACAAAAAAGGAATTCAACAGGTTACTTGAAAGACAACAGCGATTTATATCATCGCTTAACGATGCACTAAAAAGAATTGAAAACAAAACATACGGAATATGCCGTGCAACCGGAAATTTAATATCTAAAGAACGATTGATGGCAGTACCACACGCAACATTATCTAAACCAGAATACTTAAAATAAAATTATGATTAAAAAAGCAGAATTGAGATTTGGCAATTTATTAAACTTCATTGAAGAAGGCAATACATGTGATATTATAACAAATATCAAAACTTTAAAGTGGCTACAAGATGATCCAGAAGATTTCAATTCAAAGCACGAGCCAATTGAATTAACAAAAGAAATATTCAAGGAGCTCGGATTTGAAGTAACGGATATGGGCGACTATTGGGAATATCAAAAAGAAAATTTCTATTTGATACAAGTAAAAATTCCAATACTTGACAAGCTAACCTCTCCAATGTTTGTTTTGAATTCTGAAAAATCTAGTCATCTAAAAGTAAAGTATGTGCATCGTTTGCAAAACTTGTATTATGAAATCAAAAATGAAGAATTAATCTACATCAAAAATGAAAAAAATACCTAAAGCGTTCACCTTGTTTGCCACCAAAATAAATGTGGTATGGAATAATAAATACTGCAATGACAAAAAGTGTTACGGAGAATCTGATTACAGTCAAAGCAAAATATTTTTATCTACATCAAATGGGTTAGATAAACTTTCCGATGACAAAATAAAAGATACTTTCTACCACGAGAAAGTTCACATGATATTGGATACCATGAAAGAATCAGAATTATCATCCAATGAAAAGTTTGTGGATCAATTTGCTAAACTATTAAGACAATCAGACGAAACATCAATTTATTGATTATGATACATAAATCAAGAGAAACATTCGGAAAATTATTCCAAGAACATTTTAAACAGGGAACTGGAGCAGAGATTGGTGTCCGTTATGGATTATTTTCTAAAACAATTTCAAAACATTGGACCGGCAGAATTATTTGTGTCGATTCATGGGAAAATCGAGAAATTGAGGAGGTAGCAAGTGTTATCCTTGAATTGCCACATTTTGAGAAATTTAAAGGCACTTCTAATGCAGCAGCCGACTATTATGCTAATGGAGGACTTGATTGGGTTTACATAGATGCAGGACATTCATACGAAGAAGTAAAAGCAGATTTTGAAGCATGGTTTCCGAAAGTAAGAAGCGGAGGAATAGTTTCAGGACACGATTACGGTGACAATGGTTTTGGTGTAAAGCAATTCATCGATGAATACATGCAGCTTCATCCTGAAGTAAAAATGAATTTTACAACAGAGGATTTTTGGGAAGGAAAAGAATATCAATCATGGTGGTTTGTTAAAGGTTAATGAAAAAGGATTCAGGATATATAGTAGAAACGAAGGATGGCAAAACCGGAAGAACGTTTCACAACAAAGCTTTTGTAAATAAAAAAGTTCCTGTGTATTTAGTAACGAAGCCAAACGAATATAGCAACAATGCTACGCTTTACGAGCCTAACTCATTAAAAGTAATAGGATACATCGACTAAAAAAAATAATTATGATACCAAAAAAAATCTACAGCACATGGATCAGCGATAAGCCGGTACCACAAAAATTTGAAAAGTATATCGAGTCATGGAAACGAGTGATGCCCGATTATGAAGTACACATTATCTCAATGGAGAATGTCAAACATGGCACCTTTGTAGATAAAGCTATTGCAATCAAAAACTATGCACTAGCTGGCCACTATGCTCGAGTGCAGGAATTGTACGAAAATGGAGGTATCTATTTTGATATTGATGTGGAAGCTGTGAAATCATTTGATTGTTTGTTGCACAACAAACTTGTATTGGGCGCAGAAAGTAAAACATGGATAAACAATGCTGTGATTGTTGCAGAAAAAGGACATCCTTATTTAAAGGAATGTTTGGATTACATGGATGCTTTTCCGTTTGATTCAGAAAAAATTGAACTTGCAACCGGGCCTATTATGTTTACCAACATCATGAAGAAGCGTGGATGGAAGGTAGGCGAGTTCGATAAAATTTATAAAGATGTAGCGATACTTCGTCCGGAATATTTCTACCCTTATCACTACGATGAATTTTACACTCCTGAATGTGTGACAGAAAACACGCTATCAGTTCATCACTGGGGGAACAGTTGGAATAACAAAGTAACTGTAGTAATTCCTTGTTACAAACAAGCTCACTTTCTACCAGATGCAATTGAATCTGTATTAAATCAAACGTATCAAGATATTGAAATCATAGTTGTTAATGACGGCTCCCCAGATAATACATCTGAGGTTGTTAAGCAATACATGGATGGTATTCCTTTAGCAAGAAATAGAAAAGCGATATCAAACAATGGCAAAGTAAAACTGATTGAAAAAGAAAATGGTGGCTTGTCTTCAGCACGTAATGCCGGAATAAAAAAAGCGGCCGGAGGTTGGATACTACCACTTGATGCAGATGATAAAATACACCCGCAATTTATTGAACGTACCATTGGCAAGAATGATATTGTTGCAACCGGATTGGTAACATTTGGTGACCAATCCAAACGCTGGGTGAAGCCATTTACAAATCCAACCTTAGAAAATTTCCTTCATAAGAATCCATTGAACTGCTGCTCGCTGTTTAAGAAAGACGTGTGGACAATGGCCGGAGGTTATGATGAGAACATGAAGCTAGGATATGAAGATTGGGAGTTTTGGATACGTGCTGCAAAATGTGGATTTAACTTCACTTGCTTGACTGACGAATTCCTTTTCTATTACAGAAAACATTCTGTGTCCATGCTAAGAGATGCAATGGCAAAGCACAATGAAATCATTGCATACATGAGTAGAAAACATCCACTTAATTCATTTAAAAAAAAGTAAAACCATGAATCATAAAAAAGAAGCCGAAAAAATATTAACAGATGCTCAATTAACGAAAAGCGATTTTATTAATGATGCAGTTTACGAAACAGTAGTCAACAATATAGCTCATGTTTTATTAAAAAATACTGATGAACTAGAAAAGTGTACGTCATGTGATGGATACTTTGCTCCTGAAAATATAGTAACAAGCGCTGACGAAACGTTTTGTACAAATTGTAATGAAGGAATTCTTTCTGAAATACGATCTGTAGGAATTAAGCATATTGATGAATATTTGACCAGTAGAAACCTGCAAAAAGATTTCCATGTATTCAGTCATGCTAAATGGTCAGGAGTTACAGAAGAAGAGTTTAAAGAATTAAATCCTGAGTAAGATGATTGATATAGTTCAATGGCTATTAAGTCTAGTTTGGTGGCAAATTATACTATTGATAATCTGCTGCATAGGTTTGTTTTCATTAGCACAATTTATAACAGAAAATTTTAAAAAGTATGATTGACATAGTTTACGCATTAGGAAGTGGCAGCACTTGGGATAACAACGAGCTGAGATATTCGCTCAGAAGCGTTGAAAAGCATGTGTCCAACTATCGAGATGTTTATATAGTAGGAGAGTGTCCGCATTGGCTGCAAAATGTTATTCATCTGCCATTTGAAGATAAGTACGGACACGAAAGAAATATCATGGAGAAAATAAAACACTTGTGCGAGCACAATCGGCCGAGTGAAAATTTTCTGTTCATAAATGACGACCATTTCTTTTTGAAAGATATTAATGCTGTCGCTTTCCGGTTTTATCACAAAGGCTCGTTGGCTAAAACTATAAAAAAAAGGTTGATAAACGATGTTTACAAGGATGCGCTAAACAATACACTGGCCATGTTATCACACAACAAGTTTACAACATTAAATTTTGATATACATACACCTATAGTGTATAACAAAAAGAAATTTATTGAAACAATGGATTCTTATGATTGGAGTTTAGAATATGTAATCAAGTCCTTGTACTGTAATTCAAATGGAATAAAAGGAGTTGAGATGCAAGAGGATTGTAAAATTTCCGGACGTATAGCATATTGGAGATTGTTACAAAAAATAAAGGACCGCAACGTATTCTCAATAGGTGACAAATGCTTACATCCTTATCCTGGAGAGAAAGAGAGTAGTGTAAAAGTATTGCTTAACGAATTATTCCCTAACAAATCAAAGTATGAAATGTAATTATTGCAAACGTAATTTAGTTGCAGGAGCATATCCTGAATGGTTTTGTTTGCAAACAAACTGTAAAAATTATTTAAAACCTATAATTAATGGAAACACTAAACGAAAACAACAACATCAAATCTCGAGTACTCAAAACTGAATTAATTAACTGGAGAGAACTAGGTTCTATTCAGGCAAATAATTTTAAAGAACTATCTCCAGAAGCAAAACATAAGTTGAAAGCTTCTATTGTTGCCAATAATTTCACACAACCATTTTATGTGTATGAAGATTTTGAAGGCGCTAGATGGTGTCTGGATGGTTATCACCGAAGAGTAATATTAGAAGAATTGGTAAAAGAAGGAGTGGAAGTTCCATACCAACTTCCGGCAACATTTATTCATTGTGATAATAAAAAGGAGGCAGCCAGATTGGTATTGATTTATTCCTCCATGTATGCTAAAATCACTCAGGAAGGGTTATTCGATTTCGTAAAGTTAAATGAATTGGTATTTGATGAATTGAAAATGGAAATGGATTTACCTGAGTTAAGCATTCCGAGATTCGAACAGAAATTTAATCCTATGGGAATTGAAGTTACTGAAGAAGATGAAGAGCTTCCGGGAGTGGATGAGAATATTATTGTAAAGCCTGGAGATTTGTTTCAATTAGGTAAGCACCGTTTAATTTGTGGCAGCTGCTTGGATAAAGATATTGTTAAGCAATTAATGAATGGTGAACAGGCAAGGATTATATTTACTGACCCTCCTTACAATTTAAAAGCAGACCGCTTTTCGAACAAAGGAGAGAAGCGACACGAAGATTTTGCTATGGGTGGAGGAGAAATGACAGAGGAGGAGTTTATGTTGTTTCTAAAATCAATTATGGAGGTATCGTGCGAAAATTCAGTTGATGGTTCAATACATTACATCTGTATGGATTTCCGTCACATGTGGCACATGTGCGAGGCATCAAACAGGGTTTATGGCTCTATGATTCCAAAGCAGCTTGTGGTGTGGAATAAAAGCAATGGAGCGAATGGTTCTTTTTACCGGGCCAAGCACGAGTTGGTTTTTATTTATAAAAACGGTACAGCAAAGCATCTATCACATTTGGAGTTAATGGACCGCATTCGTTATAATGTTTGGGACTATCCTACTTCAACAGCTTTTAATAACCCGGACAGAAAAGAATTGTTAAATCATCCTACACCAAAACCAGTTCAAATGGTAGTAGATGCTATTATGGATACAACCAATGAAAATGATTTAGTGATTGATTGGTTTATGGGAAGTGGTACCACAATTATTGCTTCTGAGATTGCAGGAAGAATTTGTTTTGGTACTGAAATTATGCCGGGCTATGTGCAATCAGATATTAAGCGTTACATAAGGCATTGCGAGAAAAACAACATTCCTCTCCATTTCTCGCATTTGAATGGAGATTTAACAATTGAAAACTTTAAATAATAACACATGAAAGCAGAACAATTTAGGATAGGCAATTATCTTCATGATAGAGAAGGAAGATTGTGCAGAGTACAAGCGATTGTATTTGATAAACAAGAAGGACACACAATAGAGGCTCCGGCACTAGATGGTCCACAAACATCGCTTCCTCATAAACCTATTAAAATAAATTCAGAGTTGCTATTAAAGTTTGGAGTGAAAAACAACCTTGTAAAAGTTTATTTTGAAAAAAATGGCTTTAGGCTTGAATATCTAGATAAAAAATGGCGCTGCTTTTACAATGGAAGTTATATTATTGAATTAGAGTATATACATAGTTTTCAAAACCTAGTTTTTGCATTAACAGGAAAAGAATTAATTTATTCGGGATAAACACCGTCAATTTTTGCAAGGTCAGTTAGAACCTGAAGAGCTGTTTTGAATTCCTTTGCCTCCATAGCTTGTTTGTACAACGAAAGCCTTAACTGAACGTGATAGGCTTTTGTTTCTTGATACCCTTGCTTGGTTTGCTTTGTAAAATCATCAAATGCACTGGCGATATATTCGAGTGCTGCAGGCTGGTCAATGCTCCACAATTTTATAATGTTCCGGCAAATGTCAGTAACAAGATGCCCTTGCAATAACCACTCTTGAACCTGCCTGATTCTGATATTTTCGTTTTCTTTTTTCATCACAAAATCGTCACAATGTTTTCTGTTTAATGCGAAAGCCTCATATTAATGAGGCTTTCTACACATTCAACTGTACCCGGGATCGGGATAATTTGCGTTTTTACCGAAACACCATATTAATAAAGGATTCCGTTATATAAATGGGATTTGAGTGCTTTTATTGTACGTATAATAAAGTATTTTTTAGTACTTTTAAGTAATACAATCGTCACAAAATCGTCACAATGAAAATTAAACCTATTCTAGGGAATGATTACAAATCGAAAGATGGAACTTATCCCATTTACATCAGAGTAAATATAGGTAAAAAAAGAAGGCTGGTACCAGTTGGTGTAAAAATTAAAAAGGAAGAGTGGGACGCTAAATCAGGAAGAGTGAAAATTGATAAGCGACCAAATGGAGCAGCTGTTAATTTAAAAATCCTGGAACTTTGTAATTCGATTGAAAAAAACAACCTGCAGGGAGGAGGAGTGGAGCTCGGAAATAAAGAAGATTTTTATTGGTGGTTTGAAGAGCGATTAAACTATTCGAAACAAAAGCACTCATTATACAATTGGAAGAAGTTAAATGCAGTTTATAATAAGTTGAAGGTATTTGCTCCTGAATTATCAATAAAGCGTTTAGATTACAAATTTCTGCTTGATTTTGAGAAACACATGTTGGGGTTAGGTAATGATATGAATACTGTGGCCGATAATTTAATGAGAATTAAAATTATTGTAAATAGCATCATCCGATCAGGAGCAATGGAATACCATAAAAATCCATTCCTTTCATTCAAAATGACGACTCAGAGAACGAAGAAGGAAAGAATCGAAATTGGTGATATCGAAAAACTAGAAGCTGAATCCTTCGTAAAACATCCGTCAATACAGTTGGCCCGGGATATGTATATTTTCAGTTTTTATTGTGCCGGCATCCGCTTTGGTGATTTATGCAGGATCAAAATGGAAATGATACAAGGCGGCCGCCTGAGATATAAAATGCACAAAACAAAAATTGAAAGGAATATTAAGTTGATGCCACAGGCGATAGCAGTCATTGATAAATATAAAAATTCCAAGGAGTACCTGTTTGATACAAAAGTGGATTGGAAAAACGAGGATCAAAGCATTAATGCTCGCAACTCATTTTACAATACAAAGTTAAAAGACGGGTGTGATTTGATTGGTATCAAAAAAATAACATTCCATACTTCCCGGAACAGTTTTGCAGATTATGCGAAAAAGAAAGGAATTGATGTACATACATTAAAGGATTTGTTTGGCCATACAAAAGTAAGTACAACTGAACAGTATATGAAATCGTTTTATGAAGAGGAAACAGATAGTGCTATGGATACATTATTTGGGTAATACAGCGTTTACCCCTCGCTCAGCTGCCTTATACAATATTGCTCCACCTAATACATGAACCCAGGTCCTTTCCCACCATTTCTTTTCTGGAGTGAAAGAATAGTTTCTAATATTCGAAGCTGTCATTAGAGGATTTGAATTATTGATGTCGACATAATTGTCACGTTTTAGGAATCCTGATTTTTTCTGACCAAACACCAAAGCCATTTTATTAGGCACTTTTAGACTGTCAACTACAAAGCCGGTCCTGGATATCGTTTGATGCAATGAATAGCTGCTGTCGGAATAAGAAGCTTGGAAAGGTTTAAAATCGCAAGGAATCTCTTTTGCAAATTTGGAACTATCGGCACTGGCCACAAAATTATTAGTGATGTATGTAAACTGGCTTACCTTCTTAAAGTTCTTCAGCATTTGTTTAACCGTATCATTTATACTGGATGCCATTGCCTTAAGTTGCTTCTCTGAGTTAAGGCTTAGAGTTTTGTTTGAGGAAACTAAAGCTCCATTATTTAGTTTCAACAAAGTAACTTCTCCTGTATATGTAGCTAAATTTTTCACCAAATCATCTTGCATTTTTTGATAGTGGCATTGTTGCAAACATGAGGTAATTGTTAATACGATAACTATTATATATAGGATCCGTTCTTTTGTCATTGGGCTTTATCTTCTTTATTTGTTTCTGTTTTTATTGAATTGGTATATGAAACAGTGTTATCATTGATTTTATCAAGCGACAGCTGTTTTGCTTTACTTCCAGCGCTTGAACCAAAGAAATAACCAACTATAATCATCATAATATTTGTAACGCTATTGATGATTAGGAATGCAATGTTTTCTGTTGCTGATATAACCTTTGTTAAAACCAAAACATAAATAAACAGGGTAAACCCTGTAAACAATAGCGCTATTAAAGCAGCTACATTATTTTGCAACCAATTTTGATTATTTGTCATGGCTTCACAATTAAAATAATTGATAATCCTGTCCAACGGCAATCGGTATGCAGCCATCCTTTAGCAATGCTTACATCTTCGACCGTTGTAACTCCTTTTGACAAAAAAAGTGCTTCATTTTCTTTAATGACTTTATGCACTTCCACATAATCCACTTCCTGCCTGGTACCATCCAAAAAAACAATGGTTATTTCACAATCAAAAGCATTTGCTAACCTGTGTTGCGATTCTTTTGCACCTTCAGTATATTCAGGCGGCCGATAACCGCTGTATTGTTTTGTGCCGCCAACATGCCAGTTGTTAATTGTAATCACAACATGGCTCACTTTACCAGGATATTTTAATTTATAATAATTGGTAAAAAACTCTTTGTAAAATTCAGCAATAGTTACAATAAGCAACCTCACAAACCAACGTGCATTGGCTCCATACTTTTGAAATGTGCTTTTTGGCACAAATTCTCTCAAATCAAAATTTTCTGATATTTTCATCTTTTAAACCAATCTTTAAATTGTTTGCTGCCTTTTTCCCAATTAACAGCAATAACTAGCAAAGTAGCCAATATGCTTATAAATTTTAAACAAACAGCCATTATCAAATCAACTTGTGCAAGCCACAAGCCTGCTGTGCCTGTTGAAACACCTACTACAGTTAAAATAGATGTTAATAGCTGATCAAATTTTTCGTGACTCATTTCTGTACTTTTCATTTAAATGATTAATCGGATTAATTATAAAAGCGTAAGCTATTAATACAACACCCAGCGCAACAGGATAAATATAGCCTGCAACCATAGGATAAAAAGCCCAATCCATAGAAGGAAACTGATAAATAATGCCAAATAAAACAACTTGTGCCATTGAAACATACAGCCAACCAACTTTTGTTTTATACCATTCTTTATCAATAACAACTTTAAAGCGAAGCACTCCGGCAGCAGCTAGCGAATGTCCCGGATCAAAAAACTCAAGCACTCCATCTATCACCATGCCCCAATATGCTAATGTGTAGTTATGTTTGTTTAGGCCTATTACAGCAGAAATAGTTTGTTTTTTATTTCCAAACTTATGCTGACTTTCTTTTTTAATCAAAACATAATTTGCAACATATTTCATTAGCACATTACCGTACACATCTTTCGTGTAGGCAATATCTTCATTCCATTGAAAAAACTCCCTTTTACGAATAGAAACAATTGCTCCAACAGCCCAACAAATAGGCTGAAAAATCCATTTTAAAATGGATGCAATAATATTAAGCAGTAGCCCCATTTGCATCATCTGTTTTAGTTTCTACTTCTTTTTTCTCAACAGTTTCCGATTCTGAAAAATATTGCATGATTTGTTCTTCCGTTACTTGAAACAAAATGCCATTTAATTCTTTTAAATACTTCAATGGTAATTTTTTTAAGCGAGAATGGTCTATTACACAAACAGGCTCTATCATTACTTTTTCTTTCAACAAAGCGTCCATTAACGATTCGCGTCTTCTGTCCGATTCAGGAGTCATTTTATTGTAATCAGGTTCACCACCTGCTCTTTGGCCTGTTTTCGGATTGGTGTAAATTTCGGTAACATAATAGCATCCGTCTTCATCCAAAGCAGTAGTTTCTCTTTTAATTTCCTGCACCTTTTTTTGATACTTTTTTAGTGGACCTTCCAAATTATCACGAAGGGTTAACACACCAAATGTTAAAGGATCTTTTTTAAGTGTTGAAATAGTATTTGTCATTTCAATTACATCAACTAGCTTTTTAAATGTAATTTCTTCCGCTTGGGTTTTCATCGCTTTCATTATTGTCCGTATAGTTTTAAATTAATTTTTTCTACTCTTTTTGTGATGTATAAGTCTTCAGCTTCCTCCATTGTCATAACTTTAGCAATGTTTACTAAATACCACAAGTAATCAAAGTTGCGAGCCGAATTTGCAGGATAAGTTAATACGCCATTAATAGTTTGTGTGATATAACTTCCTTTGGCATCCTTAGGAATTTCATCTCCGGTTTGAGTACTTACAATATCGTTGTTATCAGCCATTAATATGCAACGGCCTTTTGCGCCACTCATACTTTCAATCAATACTCCATCTTCGTTGTAATGAAATACATCTACTACCAACTCCACAAATTTGTTGTGATAGTTCGGATTCGTTTCATGCACCTTTGCTTTACGTGTTACGTTTGGCAAGTAAGGATGATTAGGCAAATCAATAAATTTGCGGTCGCTGTTAAATTTCACTAAATTATCTTCCATTTTTATTATTATTTATGATGGTGCGTTTGTACTTCCTGTATCAGTCCATGTTAATACGCCTGAAACCAAAACCCCTTTATAATAGTTTGTGTCTGAAACCGAATTTTGTAAATACAATGCACCGTTTAAAACTAAAAATTGATTAGCAACTGAAGCATCAATTTTACCATAAATCAACGATTCATTTCTTCCTAAAACTTGTGACCCCCTGTTAATTGAATCAATATATAATTTATACGATGTTGATTCGTGCGCTCCGGCATAAGCACCATAAAAAACGCTTCTGTCTATTGCTGTAGTATCAATGCCGCCTGAACCAATCCCAGAAGAAGTATTATACCCTCCGCCAGTTCTACCTTGCATAGAAAAAGTCCCAACTGATGTGTTGTATGTTCCTGTCGCTAAAGCCCCCAAAGCATTATGTCCAAAAGCTGCATTTCCGTCCTGCGTTGAAAAACGCAAAGCATCGTAACCAAATGCTGTAATGTATCCACCTGTTGAATTTACATTCGCAGCACGATAGCCATATATTGTGGATTGAAATCCTGTTGTATTTGTTCCCCATGCTAAATTTCCATAAACAGTATTAGAGCTGACTGCCCCAGCTCCCCAATTATAAACACTGCCATCTGACGCAACTACTAACGACTGCGCATCCGCATTATTTGTAAATTTAAAACCTCCGGAAGAACCTGCTCCCTTAAATGTAGTTACGCCTGTACTATTTGTAGTAGCGCTCCAATAATTAGTTGTGCCATCATATCCTGAACGAAATTGTTCTGTTGCGGAAATCAAAATCAATTTGTTTGATAATTCACTATAATAAGAAGTCCCAAATAAAATGCTTCCCTTTGTTGCGTGTGACGTTGAGCTTAATATAATATATTCACCCGCTGCTGTTCCTCCAACCCATGTTTGTCCTCCTGCTTTCCCAGTTAACACATCATTTGTAATTGTATTTGCAGTATTGGTTAACCCGGTTGAAAAAGTATAGTTGGTAATATCACTCGTTAAAGCCAATGTTCCACTTGCATTAGGCATTGTATAGCTTCTGTTTGCACTCAATGATGAATGCAAAAATTCAGCATAATAAGCCACAGCAGGGGAGAGCATTAAATAACCATTCCTTGCTGCATTCGTTTTAAAATATCCGGTAATAGTTGAGTTTTCTTCAATTTCAAAACCAACAGCAGACCCGGTACCTGCTCCACCACCTTTATTTAAAGTAATTAACGAATCTTTTATTTCTGCATTAGTGGCATCATATTTTGTAACATCACCCAATATTTGAACCTGTCCACCAACTCTACCAATAACAACTAAATCAGCATTACTATTTCCAACATACAATATATCAGTTCCACCCGTTACTTTGGTGTCAATACCATAACCTGAAGAAAATAACATTCTAGATCCAGTATCAACCAATAAGTCGGTTGCATCTTGCGACAAGTGACCATCTCCAAATTCGCCTAAAATATTAACTGCATAATAATTAACAGCTGGATTTACCTGAGCCATTGAATCAATTATATCTGTACGAAGTCCATTATCAATTAAACCAGTAATCTCTTGATTATTGTTTGTGGTAATAAATGAATCGGTATCTGCTTTAAGCTGAATTTTTGTTTTTACTGACATCTTTCCCTCCTTTTAATTAGCACATGATATTGGGTCTGCCAATATTAATTCGTTTATACATCTTTTATTTACTGCAAAAGCAACCTGTAGTGGCATGATAAAATAATCATATGGATACATTAACAACTGATGTGTTTCTATATCATATGTGTATTTCAAAAATGGGTTTTTACTTTTAGGCTCCTGGCCTAACACATTTATCATTATTCTTTGATAAACACCACTATTAAATGGTGTAGAAGGCAATTCGTTTAGAATTGACATAAATGCTTTTGCGCTTACAGAACATTGTTTTAATCCTAATTTTGGTATGTTTAGCCAACAGATTAAATCGTAATTTGCTTGAAAAAAAAACAAGTCGCCTTCACGTTTTATAAATGGCATTGATTTATCTTCGAGATACAAAACGCTTTTTTTAGAATTGTCAGGGCATAAATCCTCATGATTTTTTCCATTTAAGCATTGCTCTAATGTTAAATTACAAGCAACCGGAAATATTTTCTTTGCTCCTTTTTCATCGTTAAAGGAAATAGGTTTTACCACTCCAGTATATTTATCTAAAAATGGGAGTGTGCTAATTTTATCAATAATAATATTGCCTATTTCAATAATCATGTTTTATGGATTTATTGCAGCTGCTAATGCATTGATAGCTTCTGTTAAAGCAACTACCTGAGCAGCTGTGGGTCCGTTTGTTTTAACATAGGGACATCCACTCTCATCTACACCAATAACAAATCTGAAAAGGTCTTCTGTAGAATACTTTTTAGTACAAGCGTCAATGAATAACTCGCATTCTGCTGGATCAAAATCTACTGCCATTGGATTTTTTTTAAAAGATTAAAACTAAAAGCGGAAGTTGCCCTCCGCTTTTTTATTATGCTTCTATTGCTAAACGAATTGCAGGTTTTCCGCATTCATTTATTCCAATACATTTTTTCAAAATGTCTACTGGAGTTAATTGGTTGTTATTACAACCTATTGCATCATCTGCACATGCTGTTACATTCATGGTACGTAACGCCCAGTTTCCCGATGCATCTTTAGTTACTAAAGCTGCAAGGATTTGCTCAGGGGTTAATTGAGCATTCTCACAAGTGATAAAATCTTCTGGCATTGTTTGAAATTTTAAAAGTGAATACTAATTAACTACCGGCTTCTTCAACCAAGTCGATACCTGCCATTGGCGATTCTGTACGACAAGGTGAAAATTTGGACTTCCATTTGAATGTCCCTTGGAATGTAATTAACTCTGTTGTGTTTGCGGTGATAACTTCACCTAAAGTTATAGAGCCCAAAATACCTTCTGTTCCTCCATATAACAATCCACCATATGTTTCATACCAAGCACGAACAGTTTTTCCGCACTCAAAAGCACGCATCATTTCGTAATTCGTTTGGTTAGTTTCGTCAATTGTTAAATTGATAACGCGGTCTTTTGCACCATTAGTAATTCTTCCTCGGCTTAAAGGAATTTCATTTGCTGCCGGCAATGGATGGTCGCCAATTACTGACAACTCCATGATTCGAGCAGGATCAGATTGAGCTAGTGCTGCTCGAGCTTGCCATTCTGCTAAATCATTTTCATCCGTTAAAGGATATCCATCATTAGCAATGTAAATTTTTGCGATTTGACCAAAATTTGTGTTTGGAGCACAAATGGAGAATGATGTTGCTGGAAGTTCTGCCGCGCATGACGTAGAACATACTATATCTTCACAGGTTGATGCCATTTTGTATAATTTTTAGTTTATAATTTTATATGTTTATAATTTTATACAAAGCACAAGAAAACAACATTTAACTTCAACGACCAATTGTCACAATTTAATTATCGGAAAAAATCGTCATTGTAATCATTGTTATAATCACCTACCATGTTTATTTGTTTTACATCAGAATATCCATAATCGCAGTTTAATGTGAAATTATGAGCACGCACCTTAACTAGATTATCGTCATCTATAAATGGGATATCGACACCAAGCAAGGCAAATTCGGCAGCAGTAACAATAGGAGAGTATTTAGTCCATGATGCTCCTCCATCGTCTGATATTTCTATTTGAATATACGAACCTGGATACCCATATCCTTCTATATGAAAGTGTGGTGTTGGTGAAAGGAACCAGTAACTAGTAGTTCCCCAATTATAAATAGAGGGTAATTGTTGAAATGCTCCTGCAGTATAAATAAATACTAAATCATCTTCATCTACTGACATGCAATAAATGGTATCTTCTTCTCCTTCTTCAAAAACCCAAGTATCTTCCCCCTCATCGTATTGATAAAGACCATCTGGGTATTCACCATACCCTATGAGTATAGCTAATTCTCCTCCTGTTGCGTCTTCAGGAAGGTCATTATAATAGTTAAATGCATTTTCGCATTCTACACATGGCGTTATTTCATTGTTATTGCAACATGTGCTGTCAATATACTTATCATGTAAAAGAAGATTTAATTGAACATTAGAAAAACAATCATTAAAAATAGGCAACACTTCGTAATCAACACTTTTTATAGATACAGCATCATCCACAACTAATTGTTTTTTTCTAAGAGGACTGGTTAGCAAAATTGTTTCGTGCAAACGTATTGCTGTTAATGCATCAACAATGAATTCAGGGCATTTACCAATAATAAATGCTACGCGTTTTTCCCACTTTTGAAATGTTGCATTAAAATCCTGATTTCCATCTTCCTCTCCCTCTTCTTTAAATGGATACTCTGGCTTTGTTAAAATTGCTTCATCAAGATATAGTAAGTTGTAATAATCGCAATCAATGTCCTGATATAATACATTATTTATATCACATGTGTTTTCCCATTTTAAAATATAATAGGGTGATTTTTCGGGAAGAAAATCACGAACAGTTATTATCTCAGAAAAATTCTTCTCTTGGTTGTCATCAATAATGATTGAATAATAATCTCCAACTGGCAATACTTGACCAAGTTCCGCTCCACAATAAACAAAGTAATCAACAACACCAAAATTTTTAAGCTGAATTAAACTTTTGTCTAGCTCAATATCAAATGATTCTTGTTTAAATACTTCAAATATTTGTACATCTTTTATCCCAATAAAATCGTTTACTGAAACTTGCGAATTGTTAAGAACAAATTCTACATCAGTTGAAGTTGCAGTAAATTCAGCTTCGTAAAAACCTAATGCATTAACATTATTTACAATTGCTGAGCCTCCACCATTATGAAATGAAAGAAATTGAGTACTACCAGTTGTAAGCAACAAATCGGTACACGAAAAAGTAATTCTATATTTAATGCCAATTGTAAGAACTCCTCCCAACTCAAGTGAATCATTATCAGCCCCACTAATTTTTGCCACACTGCAATCAAATTGAAAACTACCATTTTGATTCCAATTAAATGGTGAAATAAATTTTGATTCATTTGTTTCTAATAATGTTGGCTCATATGCTTTACATGCTGGACGTAACAACCATTTATCAATTGCGTAAGGACTAGCTGAGCGAGTAAATTGAAAAGGTAACAATGCACTACGATGAGTGATTAATTTGAATTCACAGGTATTTGAACACTCTCTGTCAAATCTGTTTTGTTTGTGGTATTGGTTATACCATCTATATGGCGTAATAATTATGTCCATGGTTATGTGTGTAAAATGGTTGCGCTCACTCTATTGGAGCGTGTACTATAATCTGCTTCATCTACTATGCCATCACCTAAATCTGTTTTTACTAAATAATTGCTTGGCTCAAATTCTTCATCACAACATAGTTGAATAACTATCTCAGATTGTTTTTTTGCTTTAATGGCTGTTATAAAATTGGTAACTACCAAATTCATATAACCTTGCAGCAACACTCGATTGTATTTATGATAATTGTGATGAAGGTTAGCCCATGACAAGTGTCCATTTTGAATGATGAGGTTTGAAATTTTACCCTGTTCACTATCCACCTGATAATTTACACCATCAAATGTATTGGCCATCAAAACAAATCCTTGCTTATTTATGTCGCCCGGATTTTGGAAAATGTTATACAAATCACACGTAAGGAAATCTGCTGTTCCTCTCTCTTTTACATTACTATCACTGTCTTGGTCTACACAAATAGAATCATACCAAATGTCAGCTCCTACCATATCCGTTTGTAATGCCTCGCTAAACTTGAAGCGTTCCACTTTTGGCATTTTTGATTTATCATAAGAGTATTTTCTTTTTGCAATATTGTATATTGCATTCGGAGAAATAGTTGTATCGTAACCTACCGTTTTTTGAAAATAGCTGATGTGTTCGATTCGTAAATTATCATTTGCATCAATAAACCAATATGCATTAAATAGCTCTCTCCAAATCTTTTCAAGTTTTTCAAAAGTAATCATGCCTTTTGTAGCTGCTCCAGATGATGTAGGATTGATAATGTCGCTCTTCTGAGCGATTGTCATACGAGTTAATTTATTTGCAGCTGTTGTTACATAGTTGATGCCGGCTGTATATCCGGGAGCATCTCCAATAGCGTTCCAATCAAAAAAATCAGACACTACATTGTCAACACCGCATCCTAGCGCATCTACAACATATTCGCAAACATCCTGAAATGGTCTGTTTCTATCAAAGATTACATTGGTATCTGTTTTAGGGCACAACCAAAATCGAGGGCATGAAGGCAAACCGGACAAATAATCTGTTATTAAAATCAGAGAGCAGGCGCATCCAATCGTTTCTTTTAATGTAATTATTTCCGGCCCATTGTTTCCATCCCATGTTACTTTAATTCTGTTGGGGTTTGCTGTTGCCGTAATTGTTCCTCCGGACACTGTCCATGCATAGTTAGTAACAGTATCCATTGCCGGTACCTCATAATAATACTCCCCGGAATTACATACATCCGTATATCCTTTTATGGTAGGAGTAGCAGCTGCTCTAGAAACAACAACAGTTATTCCAGGAGCATTGTCAACAGATGTCGATGCACTTGGTGCAAATGACAATTGAATAGCTCCCTCATCATTTCCAAACTCCAACTCAAATTCATAATCCGGGCTTGAGCTTATAGTTGTATTTCCAACAATAGTAGGAGTGCCTGTCAATACAGTTGCAATCATGGATGTTCCAGGATTGTAATTGAATTTAAAACGAGCTTTGCTTCCAGGACAAACACGGGTTCTGCCAGATAGTTCTATTCCATTTACAACATTGTTTGTACCACCAACGGTTACAACGAAAGGAAGGGAAGCATTAATTGTATTTCCACAAACAGTTAGAATAGCAACTGATACAGTACCACTGTTATTAAAAGTAACATCAATCACATTTGTACCGTTTCCTGCATCAATAGTATTTCCTGAACCGGTAATGCTCCAAGTATAAGTTGCACCAGGTATTTCTTCAACAAGATACTTTCCTGTAGTTTGTGTTGCAATATCAACAGCACTAAAACCTACAATAGTAACAGTGTTTGGAGTTGCCGTTTTTGTAACTTCTAAACACGTCTTTTGTGGCGGAGTGTCATCGCAGTTGCTTGACACGACATTGGGGTTTTCATTGCTTGAGATAAGTGAATAGGTAATCGTTGGTGTGCGAACATATTTAGCTGTTCCGTTTAAAGTACAATTATCATCTTCTAACGCCCAACCTGATCCTGTTGATGGATAATTGGGAGCTCCTGCAACACAAGTGGTAACAACAAACTCACGATAATAAATAGTTACATTGATTGTTTGCAACACACAATCTTCATCATAATAGGTATAGTTTTGAAAGCGATGAAGAAGCGCCCATTCTGATGCATTCGGACCCGGAGGCGCACACGCTCCAGCATAAGGCGCACCTGCTCCGATACAGTAATAAAATTCATAGTTGTATGCTAATTGAGCAGATGTGGTAACAACTGATAAAACATCTAGGATGTTCACTTCGTTTTTCTTATTTGCTTTGATGCAGGCGTATATATCATTGGGCTCTGGCTTAACAGCAAACGTACATTTATCTAAATCCCAATCACCATCATTTAACGAGAACTTGCCTTTGAATTCAGTAACATATTCTCCTTCACATAATTTGAATATTTCTAAATAAAAAGTTTCACAACGCAGGGCAGGGTTGCTTTCATAACCGTAGAAAAAAGAATAATCATCAATAGTTGCTTTTGCGTTGTTGTGAAATACGAGTTTGTTTTTTAATTTTTTGCCATAGAAAATATGGTCATCTTCACGCGCAAAGGTATACACCACATCCTTGTCGTTTATTGGATATACTTGTCGTGTGGTTGCGCCAACAGTAATTTGATATTTTTTTTTATCGTTCACTATTTTCTTGGCTTGATTACTCGTGTAATGCTTCCTCTTTTTTCAATTACAGTACCATCCGGTTTTACTGTTGTAGAAAACTCTCCTTGTTTCACTAATTTTTTTATGTGTGATTCCACATTATCAATTCTGCTTTCAACACCCGAATTATCGTTTGCAAACTGCATTTTTATTTCAGCTGCACGTGTTGACTCTTTTTTATCTGAAAGACCTTTTGGTATTTCGGAATCTAAAACTACTCCTGTATCTTTTAATAAATCACGCAATCCAATCTCCATTAAAGATTTATCCTTCTTATGAATACCTTCAAATAATGGCTTATATTTCAAAGTGTCTTCAGCCGTATTAACAAACTCTCCCTTATGAGTGAAGTGGCCGGAAGGTTCATCCCAATTACCATCACCTGTATAACCACCTTTTCTCAATCCTTGATTTCCTGAATTAACTGCTTCAAATGCTTTCTTTTTACCTGCAATAAAAGCTCCTACCATTGCAGCACTTGTGGCTGTTGCAATAATAACACCTACCGGAATAGGTCCAATTGTGAAAGACGATAAGGATGCATATAACTGAGCAATGGCTAAAACCATTTGTGATGCTTGAGTAATTGTGTCAATCACTAATTGTTCTTTTGCCAACTTCAACTTCTCTTTTTTCAAGCGTCTTTCATTGTCTAAATCTCTTTGCCTTGCAGCTTCTACTTCTTTTATTTGAGCTTGAATACGTTCAACATCATTTGCTAATCCCTGATCGCGTAATTCTTTTTCATTTGCTAGCTGATCCTTTAAACTACTAATCATTTCTTCATGAGACTCAATTCTTTGAGCATTCATTTCTAACTCCTGGTCAAGTTGCGCTTGTGCCGCTTCGAAATAATCATTCATGATAGATTTTAAACTATCAGCAAGGGTTGAAAGTGCATCTTTAGCAGATTGTACATCTTCTTGGGAAACCTCAATATTTACTTTGGCTTTAAGTGCAAAGGAAATCTCAGAAGCATCACCACCTAACAACTTCTCTAAATCAATTTTTTTAGGTTTTAGGTTTTCACCTATTTTATCCAATTCCTTATTAATTTCTGAAACAGTAGATTGAGTTTGAGCAACCAATATTTCTTTTTGAACTACAGCACTTTTTTCAATTGCCTCAATTTCTTTTTCGATTGCGGATGCTCTTGCTATTGATATGGCATCGTTTCTTCCTTCCAATAGCTTTAATTCATTTTCTAAAGCGGTTGTAGATTTGTTCGTTTCAGCATCAATAGCATCTTGTTTGATTTGCAACAAATCAATAGCTGCTTGTTTGCGTATTTCAAGAATTTGCTTTTGTTTAAGTAATTCAAATGTTACTTCAGCATCTTTGGAGATACCTTTTGGTGCAGTTGTGCCTTTAATTCTTTCTTCAGCAAGTTTGGCTTTTAACTCTAAAAATTCTACTTCAGAATCAATCTCTTTTTTTCTAGACTCCGCTATTTTATTTGAGTTTTCAACTTCGAGTTTTAAAATAGCATCATAATAGTCTTCATTGATTCGAGTTTTAAGAATAGCAAATTGCTCCTCCTGCTCTGCTGAGAATTTAAAATTTTTATTAAGCAATTCGCCTTTCTTTTGAAGTAAGTCGCGCAATGCTTGTAAATCCTTATCATTAATTTCTTTCTGTCTGTCTAATCGCTCTTTGCCATACAAGCCTTCTAATTCTGCTTGTTGAGCACGTTTAGCAAGGTCTGCTAAGCCTTGTTGTAAATCCTTTTGTAATTGCAATTGTTTTTGTGCAGCCTCTTTAGCTGCTGCTTCAGCTTCTTTCGCAGCTGCTTTAGCTGCATCTGCACGCTCTTTTTTAACACGTAAATCGATTGCTGCCAAATCAAACAAAATATTTTTTTGTTCAATCATACTTTTTTTATACGCCTCTGTTTCTTCATCAGACAATTCTTCTCCTCTGGCTTTTTTAATTTCCATTGCTGTAAGCTGTTGTTTTATTGATTCTCGAACAGCTTTTAGTTTTTCCTTTTCCTTTTCAGCAGTTTCTTTCCCGGCAGCATTTAATAATTTGATTTCATTGTCATATCTATTTTCAATTGCTTCTCTTACCTCAGCATGACTATCAATTATTTTTTGATTAGCCTTTTCAGATTCCGATGCAGTTAATCCAATTGCTTGTAATAATGATTCTATGTGGTCAGCAATAGCACCTATAATGTCTCCCAAAAATTGGAAAAGGACCATTATTGGTTTTACTTTATCTCTTAGTAAAACCATTGCCCCTATAATTAAACCTACAATGGTTAGTATAATTCCCAGTGGATTTGCTCGTATAGCAGTTCCTATTGTATTAATTCCAGCCTTTGCAGATGTTGCAAACGCTTTCATGTTGGTGCCGAAATTAGAGAAGAAGGAAACAAATCCTGTTCCTAAATTTTTTGCAACTTGTACAGATTGCTTACCGAAATCTTTTAAATAACCTGCTGCACCTGTAATGGCTGCTTTAGCATTTCCTGTAAAATTGGAAAAGAATCCTTTTAATGATTCATTTACGTTACTGTAACTATCAACTATTGACGAAGCTCCATTTGTAAATAATTGTGTTACTGGTGCGAAACCTAGCTTTATTTCAGTAAGCTTGTCTGAGATACCTGCAAATTCTCTAGCAACATTTGCAATACCATTTATTGCTTGCAACTTTAATAATGTTTCTTCAAACTCTTTAGATTTATCGCCTAATAAAATTTGAGTTGATAAAATCCCCTCAAATCCTGTAGCTATGACAGTAGTGGCTTCACTAGCTGCTTTTGCTAAGTTTTGTCCAAAATTTCCTGTTAATGCTTTAACCTCAGTATTAAAACTGGATAACTGGTTTTTAGCAGCACCTGCTTTACGTTGAAACTCTTCCCCTAATGCCTTATCTCCTGCTAATGCTGCTTTAAATGCCTGAGATTCGTACTCTTTAATTTGTTTTTTTAAATCTTTTATTACATTAGAGGACTTACTCAGCTTAATTGTTTCATCAACAAAATCAGATGTAGATTCTGCTCCTTTTACAATCTCATTATTTAATCCTTCAGCTTCTTTTGTAACATTATCAAATGATTTTTTTCCCTGTTTTTCAAAATCAGAAACACCAGAGCTAAGCTCTGACATGCTTTCTAATGCTTTATCAAATACACTGAGCGCATTCGATTCAATATCTAGAGTTAGTTTTGCCATTTGCTTTTGCGGCCGCTGCGGCTCGTTTGTCTAGGCGTTCTTTAAACACCAATAATTTTGTAAAAAACTCTTCTACCCACATTGCACTGAGTGCCTTCTCATCTGTTGCCTGTACTCTTCCAGATTCACTTTCCGTCATCACCATAAATAGTTCTGACCAATTCTTTTCTACTTCCATGTCATGCTGTTGCAGCAAGACTATTTTTTCTCCAGCATTGTTTCCGCCTGCGCCTGAGTATATTTTAGCAATGTTTCTCTGAAGCCCTGGATAGAATTCAGAGACAATTCGAAAAAATCCATCATATTATAGCCCTCCGTTTGCCAGTCTGCTATTTTATCAAACATTAATTCCTCGTTGTATGTCGTTGGATCTTCATCTACACGATTAATAACAAGAGCAGCCATCATTAATGCCGGGTTAACGCGTTTATTATCATCAACAGCATTGATTCCATTCATCATATTATGACACAATACAGCTGCATTTGCAAACTGTTGTTTATTCAATGCGGTGTACAATTTATTTAGTTTATCAAAAATTTCTTTGAATGATAATCCAAAACTTAAGCGTGGCACTAGCTTCTCATACTCTTTAAAACGAGCAATAGAAATCTTGTCCATAACAATGTACTTATGGCCATTAGCCATAAATTCACGTTGTTTTTTTTCAATACTTTTTACTTCACTCATTCGATGTAGCGTTTATAAATTGATTTAATAATTACTGTGATGAAAATTGTAAGCCCAACAAATAAGACATGTGTAAAAATCAACTTATAAGTGTATTCAGTCCAATTTTTAACAAGGAATGACCATAGCGCTATTTGGCCGGCAATACATTTTTCACAACCAATTAACAATTTGTATATAGGATGAGGAAACATCCCAGCTTGTTCTCTTTCATTGTTCTTAAAATACAAGTACAAAAAATTATTGATTTTGCCGAATACTTCTCCTGGAATAGCAAGTATGCACACATAAACAAATGCGAGAATGGCTATTAAAAATGACAGTATAAAAAAATCGCTTGTTATCATTCGAATACCTTATTAATTAATTGTTGTAAATAAACATCATATGTGTTTAGTAATTTTTTTTCTTCCTCAGCATTTACTTCCAAAAAATCTCCATAACGCTCCTTATTTCCATCCAATATATCATCTGTACTCAATGTTTTCTTTCCAGATTTTCTTGTTTTCGTGTTCTTGGCTCCTACAACAGTTACAATTTTATTTGCATCAACAATTTGCTTTACAACACCTATGTCTTTCCACATGTCACCAGAAAAGGAAAGTGTCACATGGTCTGTAGGTCTGTTATTCGCTTCTCTGAAATCTTTATAGGACAGCCCTTTCCCGGCTTTCTTTGCTTTTTCTACTGCCGCTTCACCAGCTTTATTTAAACTTTTTCCTGTGTAAAAAAATAATGGCAATTCATTTTCTGAATAAGATCCTAATTGATTTCCATCTCCATCGACACCAGAATTTATAACACGTGTGCTGGCCATATCATATGCATTTAACGCAATCCTTTCATTAATAGCAGGAACTTCAGCAGCCAATAAGGCTCTGAATTTATTTAGCTTATCATCAAATTGGTTTGCTTTCATGCCAATGCATTTGATTTATGAAAATTATTATTAGGCCTGCATGTTAAACATCCATACTTTTGTGCCGGTACATTTTCACATAGATAAGCAATGAATTCACCATATAATTTTCGTGCATGATTTCTTTTGCCATACAAAGCCTCTCTATCCATCAGCGTGTATCTATTGATGTTTTGAGAGCTTAATATTTTCTCCCAAACTAATTCTCCGGCTTTCCAACGAATAGCATAGGCAATTTGCAAATCATAACCATTATCTTCGCTCAATGGCTTGTGCTCATTGCAAATGATACTAATTGCTTTACAACTAAATGCTATATCTAGTATTAATCCATTTGCATAATTGTCTGAAGTAAATGTAGCATAGTCAGTATTGTTTCCTTGAATTCCATTGACAGCAATCCATTGTGTCCATGCTGGTTTTATGCCACCGCAATTACAATCGACTTTCATGTCTTTTGGCTGAGCGGAACCTCTGTCATAAACAAAATAGTACTCTAATCGTTTTCCTGAAGTGCTCCACATTGGTAACTCTAATGGAGTTGCAAGAGTTGCATAGGTTAATACATTTGCTACAGCATTGATTGTATATACCCCAAGAGGAGTATCTGCATATTCGTTATTATCAAAAACTGAAACAGTAACTGATTGAGTTGTATTTATTCCAATTGCTATGCGCTTAATTGTCATATAGCCACCATCAATAGGATTAAATTTTACCTTCCAACCAATTGTAGATTTTGTCAATGATAAGGACCCGGTGAATGTTGTTTTGCCAACCACTCCGGAATAACTTTCTCTGCGATTTATATAGTTGGTATTTAAGCAGGACAATAAATCTGCTTTAAATTGCTTTGTAGCGTTTTCTCGTGCTTTATCAAGTATATCCCATATTCCACCTTCTTCACATCCTTCAGCTCCTGAAACCATTTTAAGATTCATTCCTTCTAACTCATCCAAGTAAATATCAAACTTGCCATCAGCAAATTCTTCCGGTTTATTTTCATCAAAGCATTCGCAAGTTGTACGTGATAGTTTAATCACATTTGTTAAGCATTCTTCCATGATTAGGCGCTTTATAAAAAGAGCCACCCCAAATATGAAGCGGCTCTTTTTAGTTCAAATAATAATTAATTGGATTATGATCCAGCTTCGATTTCAGGACAAGCGCCACACTCGAATTCTAAAACTCCAGTAGCACCATCACAACCTTCAGCTCCGTTGAACAAATCGAAACGAGTATGAACAAGTACATCTACTTTTTCATATTGCTCAGAACAAGTAGTTTTGGTGTAAACATCGTACATCAAACCAGGGATGTTCATCGAAGGCTCACTGTATTTAAATCCAATGTGGTCTCCGCGTTTGATTGGCGCTTGTGCGGAAGATCCTTTCCAAAGAACCTTATTAGCAAAAGCAACAGTTCCTCTTTCAATCATGTAAGTTTTGCTTGGCGCAACGCTTGTCATGTTGAATAAATCGCTGTAAGTTTTCATTAACTTAACAGCTGCTGCTGCACCTTTTCCATTTGCATTTCCTTCGTTTAAACCTGCATTAACAATCATGTCAAACAAGTTTTCACCATCCAATAAAAATGGAGAAGAAAAGTGATTCATTTTTGCTACTTTCAAGAAGTAAGCATATACTGAAGGTGTCCAATAGGTAGGATTAATAAATGTTGTAATCCAATCTCCGGTTTCATCAGAACATCCGATGCCAGCTTGTTGGTACAAGTTAGCAGAAGCGAATGTAGCCAATTTTGCTAAAAGCATTTGTGTTACTTTTTCATCCAATGCTTTTTTGGTTTTCAACATGTTATCAGCAAACACTTCCGGAACGTTCAGGTTGCTTGTAACGTAATTTTTTTCATCAATGGTGAACGATTTTGAAACTTGCAATTCGATTGCATAGTCTTTACAAGCAGCGTCAGCTTCAGCTCCTGTGAACTCACAGAAATCAGGTGCGCTTGTGCTTGTTGTTTCGTTACAAAACTTTGTCCAATAAATACGAGCTTCACGCTCTTTTTTTGGATCTTCTAAATAATCAACTTTCGCAGTTGAGTTTTCAATCAATGCTTTTGCTGATTCAACTTCTGAAACATAATCTGCTTTTTTTGCAGAGTCTGCAAACATTGTTTGTGCTAAAAAATATGCGGCTGTTAATGTTGCGCATGTTAAATCTATTGCCATGGTTTTAAATAATTAAGGGTTTATACTGCTTATTTTTGCGCAGTCCATACCTTAGTAATTTCTTGCTTTGTAGCATCATCAGGAGCTGATTTAATCATCTCCATGTACTCGTCAGCATTCTTTGGTATTGGTCCTGCATACCCTTTATTTCCATCTCCATTTCCACCGGCATTATTATTGTTTCCTGCGCTTTGGCGCTGTTGACCTTGTTTAAAATCCCAAACTTCAGAAGCTTTGGATTTAACTATCTCTTTGAAATCAACCATGTGACCATGTTTGTCTTCAAGTACTTTACCGTCTTTTAATACAATAGTTTTGCCATCTTTAATTTCAAACGAGTATTCAGAACCTAGTTCTTTGATTAATCGATTGATTTGAGCGTTAGCTTTTTCTTTGCTTTCTGGTAAAATAGGATTCAATTCATTAATAATTTTTTCGGCAGCTTTAGAAATTTCACTAAAGGTTGATTCTCTTTGAATCGATGTTTGCAATTCATTGAACTTGTCTGTTTCTGCTTTTACAGCGTCAGCCTTTTCCTTTGTTAGTTTATCGACCATTGCCAAATAAGCACTTGAGCGCTTTATTTTCTCATCGTCTAATTCACCACCTTGGGATTTTAACTTTTCTGTAACAACGAGTTCGATTAGTTCTACTCCTTGCTTATCAGTTGTTATTCCGAACTTTTCTTTTAAGTCTTTTTCAAACTTTGTAAGCGCTTCGCCCTGAGCTTTTTTATAGCCATTATCGAATAAAGTTTTACCTTCATCTTTAATTTTCTGAATGCGTGCGCTATCTTTGTCTAATAAGGCTTGAAGAGCTGTGTCCTTCAAATCACCTGATCCATCCTCTTTTATTTCAAATAGAAGCGAGGCAGCTTCAGCAGCGGGAGTGTTTAACGTTTTCCCGACCAACGTTGTAACGAATTCAATTTCTGATTTTGTCATAATTCATACGGCTTACCCGTCAGCATTATTCATTAATTTATTTGGTAGCGAGAACCGGACTCGAACCGGTGACCTTTAGAGTATGAGTCTAACGAGCTGCCAACTGCTCCATCTCGCACTATTTTATTTTTTCTTTTTCTCAACTCCTGGCTTTGTTCCACTATCTGGAAGTGGGGTTGGAGTTGCTTTGTTTTCAACAATTTGAACTATTTTATCTTCTTTTTTTTCTACAAGAATGATAAAATTTGATTTGCTCTTTGCTGAAATTTTATCCCAATCTTTTTCAGAAATGGAGATTTTTTTTCCGTTTGTTTTGTTTTTAACTAACATTTTTATAAGTCATTTGTAGCTTGAGTACCTTCTTCAGATTTAATATCTTCTTCAATTACGAAAAGTTCCTTAAGCGATTTAACATCGTTATTTAATTCTTTAGCCAAAATGGCTGTTAATATTTCGAGGTTGGAATTGTTTTTATAAGTAATCTCTTTCTCATCCAATTTGTCTTTGATATTGGATTTTGAAATTTTATTTTCTTCAATTACTTTTTTGAAATCATCTGAAGCAACAAAATCAATTTCATTTTTGACAACTTGTGTTTGTGATTTAGTAGCGTCACTCACAACTTTTTTATCTCCACTAGAAGGGGGACTAACAATTGCTTTATTTTTGTTAACAACAATCTGAGTTTCCTTTTCTTCAACAGGAACCCATCCGTTCTTGTTTACTAAAAGCTCCCAAGTTGAAATTGGAAATTTTTTTCTTAACTTTCCTTTTTGTGCGAGAATGTATGACATGAGTTGTTTGATTAAATAATTCGTGTCAAACATAGTCAAGAATAGTCAAAATGATTGTTTTTATTCCAATAAAATTATCACATTGCAATGTTGATTTTTAAAGCCTTTCTATTTATATATAATATAGTAGAAGATGAAGAGCGATCCCAAAGGTATCCTGATGGTATCCTGATGCCTCGCAAATGCGATTTTTAAATAACTGTCAGACAATTAATTAAAAAATATAAACTTAAAATTATAAAAACACATTGCTTACATAAATAAAATATTGCATTTATGGTATCCTAATACTATGTAGTGCGATACCATCAGGATACCTTTGGGATACCATCAGGATAATTTACTCTCTATTAGTTAATTAAATAAAAAAGAGCGTTATTTTTTACTATAACGCTCTTTTTGCAATCAAAAATAAATTTTATTTACTCCACCGTTTTTTATTGCCAATAATTCCAGCAGCTGACCTAGACCTACTTTTTCTATCTGCATTTTCTATTATTTCATGGTAATAATACCCACCGGAATTAATAATAAATTTTTTCATTATTTTATCAGGAAATTCACCTAAAATTTCAATTATATGCGCTTTTCTTAATTTGCCAAATTGGTGCATTGAACAAATTAATGTAATATATTTCCCTCTTTCTTCATAAGACATTTGGGATGTTTCTAACAAAAACTTAATGCTTGAAATTTGAAATTTTCTGTGTAATTTTTTTTCTTCTTTTTTCGTTATCATGATTTCAAGGATTGGTTTATACAAAATAATTGATAACGGTTCCAAGCCTCTTGTAGCTTTACAAGAAACAGAATGATGCGTTGAGATTCGCCAACGGTTTCAATAATAAATTTTTGTGTAAAATCCTTATCCTCTTCATCTGTATTAAACAGCTCTGTAAGCAATGTGCTTAAGGTTTCAATAGGATAGGCCGCACCACCAAGTTCTAGAAATTCATTAATGATTTTGTGCAAATCGTCTTTTGCACGTTGTGAAATAGCACTACTGTTGTTCGTGCTTGTTTCTTGTGTTGTTGTGTTTAGCATGGTATTTAATATGGTGTCCGGGTGTGCTAAACACAACAACACAAGGTTGTAGATATTTCCGACCATTACTGGTTACGGCACCCGAACATTTAAAAAGATTAGTTGAAAATGGAAACATGTTGTTGTATTTAGCATTGCAAATATACAAATAATTATTAACTTGCAAAATAAAATGAAGAAAATCTTCAGGTGCTTAATCATACTTGTACTTATTCACCCTAATAGGTGGATGTACGAGTTTAAAAAACTAAAAGAATGAGAGTGATATTATTATTTGCAATTATATTTATATGGTCATGTGGTCAATCAGAAGAAACAAAAGAATTAAACCAAGAAATTAAATCTGCTACTGATAAAAAAGATTCGACCGAAAAGTTTTACAATAATGTAATTAAACTAATGGATGCAGGCATGGATGAAAATGAGGCGACAAGAGCTGTTAAAAATCAAGATAGTATTACATACGAAATGTTAAAGTCTCTATAAACCATTTCTATCCTTAAACTTCTGATTTTTTTCAGTAGCTTTTTTGTTTTGTTCCCGGATTAAACCAACAGCATAGTCGTCTGTAATCCAGTTCCAACTATGTTTGCAACCATAACCTCCAGGCAACTCAAATGGGTTGTAATCATCGATATTACCCCCATACATTTTTATTATAAATGGGTCTTCCTTTAATGCTTCAATTTGCTTTCTAGAAAATATTTTACCGTTATTTTTTATACATAAACTTCTAGATGTTTTAATCAAACCTCCTGCATATCGCGCGTAATTGAGGCCCAATTCTGTTGCATAAATATTGTTATTGTTATTATTAACGCTGCTTAGCAAATCGTTAGTGAATGTAGTATAATGCTTTTGAATCACACCACTTTCTTTTGGGCCACCAACGATAATTTGTTTAAATTTTTCTCTTGTTGATTGAAAGTCGAAGCCTCCGGCCAATGCTTTACGAGCCTCTTTTAGTATAGTACGTTGTACCCATTTATCTGTAATCATTCGATCCAGGAATCCACCCGGTTTTATACGTCCCTTATCATCTAGTCCCAGCTTGCGATTAACAAGTTTTTCTGTTTTGATTTTAATATCATTTAGTTTTTCAGGACTGTCGATAAGCGTGGAGAAGTATAATAAATTTAGATTGCTCATTGACTTTGTTGCATCAATGATTTCTTGTAGTACTTCCGGGTGGCCATTCACCCCAAATTTTTTAATTCTGTTCTCCAGCTGTACTAAATCTGTGTATGAAAAATCCTCCCCACTTTTCTTAATTTTATTTAAGAAATCGAGTATCACATCTTCATAAAGTTTATTCTGCATCAATGAAACCTTTGATTTTATTTGGTTTTCACGCTGTGCAATAAACTCATCAATAATTTTAGAAACCTCCTTATACGTTGGCATTTTTTTCAGAATCTAGATTTTTATTTAAATCACTACCAAATGGTATTGCCCTCACAGCCTCTTCTTCTGAATCAATAACAAGTTTGTATTCTTCAACTTTCTTTCTTACTAAATCACGTTGTTTTATAAAATCCATCTTGTAGAAGTTGATAGAATTAAGGCTTTGCTCTTGCTCTAACTCATCAAATATTTGGTCAAAGTTTGCATATAAAACCATGTCAAATTTTGATTTCAATTGATTTGTGAGTATAATATTGATTTCACTTTCTGTCTTGCCGCTGAATGGATAGAAGAGTTCTTTAACGTGAAGCTTTAGCAACTCATCTGGTTGATCGATGTACATTTTATGTGCAATGTCTCTATGTATTGATTTCTTTACATAAGATGGAGCCCCAGAATCGTTTGCCTTTTTTAAATCGTCTAATAGAATGTTTAGAGATTTCATCTTCAAGTCTTTCGGGAACGCATGTTCAACACGTAATCCCTGTTCTAAATCCCGATATGCTGCACAAACATAAATGATGTGTTTATACATACCAGACCAATTGTCTCCAAAAGGTTTTAAGGTATCATAAACAGATTCCAAATCAATATTCTTTTCTGTGGCCGTTTTGGCTGTAGAATCAGATACATATGTATCCGAATTATACACCGCTTTTATAGCAGCTTGTCTTAACTCATACAAACCTAAGTTCTTTTGAAACTCTAAAAGCTCTGCAGGAGGAGCTTTGTATGCTAACATGTTTTCAAGAGAAACCATGTCTTTAGGGTCTTTAGGCAGTTTAACAATAAACTCTTGGGCTGTGCTTGTTTGAGATTTCCATCCAGTCCCTTTGCATTCAGGACATTTTTCTCCTGTCGTTAATATTCCAGATTGACAAACAAGTCCTTTAGCCATATTTCCAGGGCATATTTCATCATATCGAAATATCTTCGGGAAAGTGTGCAATGCATTCGTTAAATCGAACTCAGAAATCGTTTTAATGGCTTTCTCCAAATAAGATTGTGCAGGATGTATCATCGGTACACATGTACGATAACGGGTTTTAGGGTCTAATTTAGTTCCAACTCTTCTAGCGGGAACTCTTCCTGCTTTATGATTAAACTCTTCAATTAGAAAGATTGGTCCGGCTTCTTTTTCTTCTTCGTTTTTGAAAAATATTTCAGCTTGTGGATTTTCAGCTTTAATCTGTACCATTTGCTCTTTTGTAATCCGGGTCGCAACTATTGAATCATCATCTAAATATATAGTAAACTTCTCCGATTGACCTATCATTACAATTAACCATTGTAGCTCATTGTTTATATATTCATAATTGATGGCCTCTTGCGAATTTACTTCAAATGGATAAGGGTCTGCTTTTGTTTCCGGATTAGCAGGATCTACCTTGCCAGAAAATTCAACAATGATAAAACTGTTCGGATCAATAGAATCCAAGTCAACCATTCTAGTTGTTAAATAGTCTTTTACTGATAATTCTCCATAAAATTTAGAGGAAACTTCATTTAACTCCGCTTCATTTTTTTCACTATCATCCTTTTTATCCCATACACATCTTTCATTGGCCGTAGTACGACCAATTTTATACATAGGGGTTATCATTGAATTAACAATATCTGGAGTAGTCAGCGAGGTTAGTCGAACACGTTGATCAAATAAAGATTCGTCCTCTCTAGGAGTGAATTGGCGCAGTAATTTTTTTAACTCATCTTCATCTGCAATGGTATACCCAGCATACTTGCTAGCCAAGCTGGTTACTCTTTTGTAATCGATATGTCGAAGGTCTTTTCTAATTGTATTTTTTAGAATTCCTTTACCTTTTTCTTTGTCTATTTTTGCCATGGTTGTAATTATTGATTATAAAATGTGTCGAATGCAGATGTGAAAAAATATTCGTCAGCATCAGCAATATGTCCGTATTTCTGATACTGTACTTGTGTTATAGGGTTAGTCGCTAATTGTTTTAATTTTCCTCCATTAGGATCCTCTTTCAGGTATTCGTATTCCATTATTGACTTCTTACAATGAGGTGCCTGGTAATATTCAATAGGTAAACCTCCAAACAATATTTTATTCATAAAGTCGTGTCGCTTAACCAACCCTTTATTTGTTATAACTTTATCGGAATATGGCCCTACAAATTTTCCAAATACTCTTCGTATGACATCGTAATCGTCTTCTTGAGAATTAGTTCTACTATTCTTTCCGGACCAATCACCATAATAAAACACACCGTTTTTCATCAGGTGTCCGTATTTAAATAAAATCTCCTGGCACAAAGCTTCTGTATAATTTTTGGGAGCTTCTAAACAAAACTCATCAAATTTGTTAACTATCCATTTTTGTGTGTCTTCATTCCACCATGTTTGAAAGCAGGTGCAAGTGATGTATGGATTTCTGTTTTGGTCAAATGATAAATGAATCGGCAGCTCTGGATTGATAGGCAAATATTTAATATGCTTTAATCTATCAAAACGAGAAAAATATTCACCACCTGTTTTAGCAAGAGGCGAACCGTATACAAGCATATTTATACGGTGGCTATTGTGTTTGTTGTCTTCAATTAGCCGTTCAATAAATCCTTCTGATAAATTCTTTTTATTGTGGTAAGTAGATGATATCACCACTAATTTATCCCCTTTCCTTTTTCTAAAATAATCTGTTTCAGAAAATATGCTTTCGTTGATTTCTTCAAAATACTCTGGTATATCAAACCATTCAGCAAGCCAATCTGTTTTGGCAGGAGAAGTAAATATATAAAGTGGATTGAAACCGGTGTAGTTGTCTGCTTTTTTTTCTTTACACAATTGCCCTTTAGGATTAATGTACATACCCGGCTGTCTCAAACGTGCAGTAACAACCTCTCTAACTCCTTCTTCTTTTGTATCTTTCGTTTCATCTAAACAGGCCCAGGCAAATTCAGTTCCATCGATAACTTTATAGTTATCAAGTGAAGCTGTAAAAACTAGCGCACCATTTTCAAATGAAATAGTATGAGCATAATCATCTAGTTTAGGTCCAAAACTTTTGAAATGTGGAGGAGGCATTTTATTGCTTACGTAATGTATGTCGCGCTTCCATTTTAATGTAGACTCCCAAAACTTAAATACACCATTCAGAGTTGATTTACTTAATTGGGAATAAGTATTTGCTCCAATGAATCCTCGTACTTCAGGATTGTTTAATACAAAGTCCCCCGAAATTGCTCCTATGCAATGAGTCTTCCCTGAACCTACTCCAGAATGGAATAGATTACGCTGAGCAGTACTTTCAATAATGTCCAGCTGAGGGTCAGAGAATTCAATTTCAACAGTTTTCATTTATTACCACAAATTCCAAAACCAAGTAACTAGCATTACTATTCCTTTAGTTGGTGCGGTTAAAGCTAGTACTGCAATTGCTATACCTACCCATACACCTGTAATTACCCCGGCTGTTTTACCGGCTGTTTTGCTCCAGTTTTCTGAACTCATCTTGATATGATTTTAATTTATAAATTGATTTACCTTTTCTAAAATTTGGATTGTGCGGAGTTTTAGCTAAACCGTTTCTAACAGCATATGTATAATTGTACTTTGCAAAATTGTCTTCAGCAAATCGCGCTTCAATTTCAAATAATGACAAATCGTAAGAATGATACATAACGTCCATCAAGTACAATAGAATGAATAGAATAGCTCCATACTTTTCAAATTGTTTGTAGTGAACTTTTTCGTGCTCAATTAAAACATCTTCACCTCTTACGCCTCGAACGCTACTATTTAATACAATTCCAACGTAAGGAATTATAAAGCCATTGTAATTGAATGTGTACTTCCAATAGAATATTCTAGGCGTTCTCATTAATTTTTAATTATTACAAAGTGGTCATCGAATGCGATGATTTCAAAATCTTCCATTATTCTCTACGTTTTGCTTTAAATGTGATTGCTTCCATTTCTATTTTACCTGAATGTTCGTGTATTGTTTTGTCACGATACCTGTCAGGCATTCTGTTTTTCAAATAAAATATTTGAGCTGTTGCATTGCCGGTTACTTTCTTAACGGTTTTTTGAACCAACTGCATGGAATACTTACCTGTTTTATTGTTCTTAACGCGCTCATATTTGTTTTCATCGTAATCAAATCCGACAGCTGTTTTAAATAAAGCATTCTCCACTTCTATATCGGCCAAACCCTTGTACTTCTTTAAGGACAGCGAAAACTCCGGATACTTATCATTCCATTCATAAAAAGTACTTTCAGTAATTCCTAATGATTTTGCAATATCAATGTTTGTAACGCCTTTCTTTGCTAGCGCTTCGAGTCTTGGCAATACAATAAGAGGATCGTATAATGTTTTACGTCCTGTTTTCTTTTTTACTGTTACTTTTTTTCTTGCCATTTGTAGGAATTATAAAACCGATTTTAGGGTGAATAAGTTCATGTAGCTTATCTTCATAGTGCTTGAGCTTTTTTTCATGGAAACGAATCTTACTCTTTATCGTCCTCTCTGTCATTGGTTTGTGATTGATTTTGTTCTTCTACTTTTTGCAATACATAGTCTACTCGTTTTTTAAAAGCATTTGCATATACCTGAATCCCTTTTTGAGTTTTGTTTGCAAGAAATGCATAGTTGCACCATTCAGTATTTAGCTTTTTAAATATGAGTTCTTTTTTAAGTGGCTTGTCTTTTGCCTCTTCAAAATATTTAATAACAAGACTGTTCAGTTTCGCTTCCGACTTATCTCTGAGCTTCTCAGAATTTGATTTTTCAGGTATTCTTAGTACGTTCATCTTCAAATAGTTCTTTTTGGATTCGATAATACACGCGTGTAATTGAAGTGAGGGTCATTTCATCTTCATCTATTTTGTATTTTTTAGAAAAAGCCAATGCGGCCTCATCAACTGATATGCCTGGAATAGTATGCTTTACTGCATCAATAAAAGTATAAATCATAACATCAAGAATAGTTCTTCTGTAAAGAGCAGGAATATTATTTTCTATATATTTATTTTTTGCACTCACAATGGCAAAAATAGTCAAATTGACACGATTTGCAAATAATTATTATATTAGCGGCATGAAAAAACAATTATTCACTTTGTGTTTTGTATTCCTAGGGATTATGGTAACACACGTAGCTTATGGCTTTGATCAGGCCAAAGTTCCGAAAACCGAATACGCTGTCAGCGTAGATTATTTGATTACAGATGTAACTGCTGTTGACCAACCGGTTGCGCTTTTTTCCTTTGAGGCAAGAAGTTTTGAAGTAATTGAATTGACGAATGCAGGAAATAACTCTTTTGCGGTTTTGGTTGAGCCCGTCCAGACGGGAAACAATCGATTAGCGATTATAAGAGATGAAAACCTCGCTTATCAAAGTCCATTTGTTGACAATATAGTCAAATGGAAGTATTCGGTCTGGTATAATTCTTAGCTGAATAAAAAAATAAACCTATTTACAGATAGTAAAAAAGCCTCCATATTATTGGAGGCTTTTTTTAGTTTGGAAAAATTTTGTCCAACACACCCTGCCGGGCTCTAATAAATTTAAAACGTTGTTTGCTTTCAAGCTCTGTTAAGCTTCTTAACTTTAAGTAATCATTTTGAATTTTCTGAATTAGGAGAGAGAGTTTGCACCCCTCACATTTGGCTTTATTATTTTGCTCCATACACATAGGTTTTATTTATTCTATAACGAAATGGGATCAAAAAGATTACATTTATAAAATCTACAAAACACTTACGATGTAAGAAAATTACGGTTTTTGCTTTTTCTGATATTGTTCTAACTGCTTCTCCAACAATGCGTTTATTCGCTCCAAGTATTCCACTCTAATTCGTAAAAGATTAATTTCGGAATCATCACCAACATCTTCTTTTTTAACGAAAATTGGCAATTTTCCATCAAATATGTAGTCCGGATTTATTCCAAACACCTTACAAGCATTGTTAATTATCAATGTAGGGAAGTTCCTTCTTCCTGCTGCAACATGAACAAAAGAGGTATTTAAATAGTCAACTTGACTGCAAAAATCTAATGGTTTATTAACAACACCCTTTTTTATCAAAGTTTTATAAACCTCTAAAAGCCTTGTTGTTTGCTGATTTTGTACAAATTTTGCCATTTTTAGGTAATTGTTAATAAAAATATATTGTCAAAAACTTGCAATTTGACAATATTTGACTTTACTTTGTCTTACCAAATAGGAACTTAAATGAGAACCTAAAAGGGAACACAAATACAAAGATAATACAAAAAAAAGTAATTCGATGAAAATACCAAAAGTAATCCTAAAAAGCTGGAAGCTGAAGAGAGAGCATGGAGATATTGAAAAAATCCACGATCTATCTAAAAAGATAAATAAAAAAGTCAGCACCAAAACAATAGGTACAGCATTAAATACTGGTCGTTGTGAAAAAGAAACATTTGATGTTATTGCAAAATACTATAAAGAAGGTGATGGCCAGGAAGAAAAATTAATTCAAGAAGCATTAGAGCATGAGTAACGATAAAGCTGTACTGGAAGAGTTGAGGCTTATTCGAATAGCATTACTTAGTAATCAATCTGACTATTGCGATTCAAAAGAGGCGTGTAGAATCATAGGGGTAAATAACTACAGATTCCTTTCTCAGTTATTTCAACGAGGGTTATTGCCGAGATATAGTAGAGCTGATGGATATAAATATAAGAAAGCGGACCTGTATAAAGTAGCTGCAAAATTAGATGACAAAACAATTGTATTGGAACCATTAAATAAAAATAAATAACACAAACTATTTGTGAGGTGCCAGAATCACCCTTGAGGAAGGAGGGCCTAATGAACTGCCAAACGGAAAAGGCTCGGCAGTATGAGCGAAACAAATAGTTTAACCTTAAAATCTGCAACATGAAAAAGAAAATTTATCTGTACGACAAAAATTATGATACTAAAAAGTTTGAATATGAAGACATCTCTGAACTTGATGCTGAATTTAAAGCTAGAGGAATTGAATTTAAAGGCGGGGATAACTCCATAATCGGGTATAACTCCATAATCGGGTATAACTCCATAATCGGGTATAACTCCAGAATCGGGGATAACTCCAGAATCGGGTATAACTCCAGAATCGGGGATAACTCCAGAATCGGGTATAACTCCAGAATCGGGTATAACTCCAGAATCGGGGATAACTCCAGAATCGGGGATAACTCCAGAATCGGGGATAACTCCATAATCGGGGATAACTCCA